CTAGAGTTTGTAAAGAATCTGGTCGATCCAGAAGCGCTCCAGCCGCCCCAGGGACTTGTTGAGGTCCTCGAATTCGTTCTGGCCGAGCCCTCCCACCTTCTCGATGGAGTTGAGATGGCGATCGTAAAGCTCGTCGACGACTTCCGCGACTTCCTCGCCCTTCGGGCTGAGGCGGATACGCACCGACCGCCGGTCGGTCCGCGAGCGTTCCTGGAAGATATAACCCGTTTCCACCAGCTTTTTCAGGTTGTAGCTCACATTCGATCCCAGATAGTAACCACGGGAGCGCAGTTCGCCCGCGGTCAGTTCGGAATCGCCGATGTTGAACATCAGAAGGGCCTGAACGGGATTGATGTCATCCCAGCCCATGCGGTCGAACTCGTCCTTGATCAGGTCGAGAAGCCTGCGGTGCAGCCGCTCCACACGGGAAACGGCCTCGAGATAAAGCGGCTTGAGCTCGGCGGTGCCCGTCTCTTGAGCTTCTGCGGTGTTCGATTTGGTGTTCATCTGCTTGCCTCACTGTCAAAACGCACGATTTCCTCGTGTCTCATGGGGGCAGACTAGGCGTGGCCGCATAAGAACGGCTTAAGAGACAAACTTAAAACTATCTTACTGGTATCTAAGCAAATTTTCTCTTTAAGAGTCGCGACCGGGCTAACGCCCCGGTAGGCTTAAATAATTCCTACCGGGGCGGCTAGGTCCAGGCCACCCGAAATGTGCCGCCCACCTGCACCGGGCCTGCAAACCGTGCCACGGACGCAGGACAAAAGCGGGACAAACTACTCCCCTTCTTCCCCAACCAGAGCGGTCGCGAACGCGTCCGCAGCGGAGTTCGAGGTCAGGCCGGTGAGGGCGAAATAGCGCCCCGTCGCGCCGAACGGCCCCGCCGCGTCGAGGGCGGACAGGGTGGCGACCGCCGCCGGGGAAACCGTCAGCCGGTAGACCGACTTCCACATCTCGCGTTCCGCCGTGTTCGTGTTCGGGCTGTTCCGCCCGGTCACGCCCATGCCCCGCAAGATGTTCTGGAACTGGCCCAGCATGTAGGAAGGCCCCGCGCCCGTCATAAGGGACGTCAGATCGCGCTCGTACTTGAGGCCCGTTACCGCATTGAGAAGGACGTCGAACGGACCGCCCACACCCGTGCGCGAGAACGCCCGCGACACCAGCCACTGGTAGAGTTCGTCTTCCTCGAATTTTTCTTCCCACTGTTCCGTCGAGAAAAGCGCCTCGCGCGCCATCGTGGCGACCATCTGCCCCACGAACGCGGCGGAGAAGCCCGCCCCCAGCGACCAGAGGGCCCGCCCGGTGGCACCATACGCGGCCTGGACGCGGCCCTGGCCCGTCTCGCGTCCAGCACGGTAGTTCCGCTTGGCCCGCTCGATGGTGGCGAGATGGACGTTCTGGAAGAACGCGTAGAGGAACGACGTCAGGGAGAACACCATCCGCCCCATCGGCGTGGACGCAAGCATGGGCTTGTCGCCCCGGCGGGGGTTCTGAATGGTCTGGTCCACGAACCGCGCCATAGCGCGCTCGAAGATCGCCCCGCCCTTGCTGTTAAGGTCGTCCAGCGTCGGCGGCGTGTCCATCTGCGTGAGCCACTTCGCGAAGTCCGCCTGCTCCGCGTCCTTGATCCCCAACTCGCGGAGTTCGGCCTCGATCCGCTTGCGCTGTGCCGCGTCCGTGTCGGACGCCAGCACCTGCTCGCCCAGATCGCGCATCCAGGCGAAGCCGCCCGCCATGACCGCCCGGCGCTGCGCGTTCGTCAGCGGCGTCAGGAAGTTCATCCGGAAAAAGCGGGCCATCATGGCGTTGCCGGAAACCATGTGCTGGAAGTCCACGCCCAGACGGTTCATCAGGATTTCGTCGTAGAGCGGGGTGGACACCACGCCGATAGCACGGGCCAACGCCGCCCGGTCCTGGGTAGTCTTCGCGCCCCGGACCGCTTCGCCCAGATACGCCTTGAAGGTCTCGAACGACGCTTTCACGTTGCCGGTCCGCAACATGATGGCGGTCGGCTCGGCAATGGACGTGAGCGCCGCCCGGGGCAGCAAGGTCAGGTATGTGGTGACGACGACGAAACTGGACGCCCGCTGGCCGTGCGTGCTGGCAGCCCCGCGCGTCTCGCGCCCGGTGACGCTTTCGACTGCCCCGCGAAGGCTCCGCAGATCGTCGCCGTTTGCGCCCAGCCGCGTTGCCGCCGCAATGTTCAACTCGAGAATGTTGTCGGTGCGCGGGTTCGCCAGCTTCAAGATGTTGCGAAGGCCCTGCTCCGTCTTGGGGTTGTACGCCCTCGGGTTGCGGGCCATGCGGTCTTTGACGTCCTTGCGGCGCATCAGGGCTTCGAGGTCCGCGACGCCGCCAGAGTTCCCGAAGCGCCGGACGTATGCCGCCCTGGACGCGGCGCTGTGGACGTAGTTCACCGCCAGGACGGAGACGTCGGTCTCGTACCACTCGGCCATGATGTCGTCGGCCTCGGGCGGCAGCGTCCGGTTCTGGGTAAACTGCGCGTCCGGGCCGTGGCTGTCGTAAGCAAAGCTGTCGCCCCGGATGACACGCTCCTTCCAGTCCCGCCCGGCCAGCAGCGCGTAATCCTCGCGCACCGCGTCCTTGAGGTCGGCGGTGGCCTTCCGGACTTTCTTCGCGGCGTCCGCTTTCTCCTGCGCCGTCGTCGCCTTGTCGGCCTCTTTCATGGCCGCTTTCAGCGCGTCGATCTCGGGCTTGAACGTCGGGCTGTCCTGGTTGGTCTGGACGCGGTTGTAGGTGCGGGTCGCAAGCGCGAGCATGTCCTGCGCACCGATCTTGTCCGTGAGCCGGTCGTAGACCTTGCGGTATAATGATACCGCATCATCGCGGAATTTCTCGGCGTTCTGCATGACTTTGGGCAGGTTCAGCGAACGCGGCAGATAGCCCGTGTCAGAGACGTAGCCGACTTCGACGCCCGCCCGCTCGGCATGGCTGTGCGTGTCATCGAAGACGCGCCGGAACGCAGCAGCCACCTTGACCAGAGCCGCTTCCGCCCCCGGGACGTTCTTGCCCAGCAGAAGATCGCGGAGCGTGTTGTTCTGTTCCTCGGTCAGGGTCTTGACGCCGTTGCCCTTGAGCGCGGCCCAGAGTTTGTTGACCTGCTTCTGCGTCTCCTGGTCGCGTTCTTCCTCGAACGTCTGGACGTTGCGGTTGCCTTCGCCCGGACCTGTAATAATGCGGTCGAAGATGTCCTGCATGATCGCGCCGCCCTGGCCCTCGTTCCGCTTGATGAGCGGCTTGAGAAAGTGCCGGGTGCTGTAGACAAGGAACCGGGCGGTGTCGGCCATCTTGCGGCCATACTCGCGAGCATCGAAGTTGCCGTCCACGCCGACGCGGGCGGCGCTGTTCTTGAACGCCGCCGCGATGGACTTGAGCACGCCGTTCTTGTGGGCGTTCTGCAATGCGTTCCGGACCTGGACGCCTTCCTGGACCACGGACTTGAGCAGGCCGTCCTCGCCCTGTTCGATGAGTACCTTGTTCCAGTGCTGCGGGTCGATGATGTCAGTGTCGCCCGGGCGCATGGCAGCCGTGCCCGTGCCCAGGAAGTTGGGCTGGCGCAGGTGCTGCATGAGTTCATCGAACGCGGCGAAGATGCGGACGCGATCCTCGCCCTTCGGGAAGGTCATGGCGAGACGCTGGTCCGCGTCGGACAGGTAGGCTTCCTCGCCCTTCGTGATGAACTCGTTTGTGCCGCCCACGGCTTCAACCTTGGTGGCAACATACGCCTCGAACGCGCGGGCCAGCATCTCGTGGACGCTGGGGAAATAGCCGCTCGGGTCGTAGTCCTGCGAGTTGGCGCGGTAGTCCGTCGGCTTGATCTTGATACGGGTCGCGCCGGACGCCAGCCGCTCGAGGCGCTTCCGCGCGTCCAGGGCGGCTTTGGTCGGCGTCCCGTCCTTCTTGGTCTTGCCCGCCTCGTTCTCGAGCCGCAGCATCTGCGCCGCCAGGTCCGCCTCGTCATAGAACATCGTGTGGATCAGCCGAACGAAGGCTTCCTCGACGTTGCTGGTCACGTCCAGACCGTCGTTGCGGGTGACGATGGAGAGCAGCGTCGTCAGGCCGTTGGGGTTCTTGTTGAGCCGGTCCACCAGCCAGTGGTCGAGCGCGTGGGCCCACTCGTGGGCGAACGAATTGGACCGCCCCGGCAGCCCGACTTCGCGAAGGTCCGGGCGGTAGACGCCATAGTACGAAGAGTTGACGCGTTCGAGAGACAGCGAAAGCGTGCCGTCGAGCGAGACGCCTTTAATGGGCAGCCCCAGGACGTGCATCATGAAACGGACGTTGCGGTAGGCGTCCAGCATCTGGTCGTTCGCCGTCTTGGCCGAACTCTTGGTCCGTCCACGCCCGAAGTTGATGTCCACAAAGCCAAACGTCTGGCGCAGCAGGCGGCTAAGGACATTGCGCTTCTGCCCCGCCGGGAGCAGGACGCCCTTGTCCGGGTCCATGCCAGCGGCGCGGAAGGCTTCCTCGTAGATCGACCGGCGGTTCGTGTAGGACCGCTCCTGCGTCTGCGGCGTGAGGGTGCCCGTGGGTTTCCGCGAGGGGACGGAAGTCGTCGCGTCCGGGGTGTCGATTTCAGCCCCCCCGTCGCCCGCATCTTCCACGTCCACGTCCACGTCCGGCTCGTCCTCGATCTGGTCGAACAAGCCCGCTGCGGGGCGCTGTGCCTGGGCGTCTCCGCCCCCACGTCCGCCCCGCTTGGGCCCGGTCGAAAGCGTCTGGCCGGTCGGGAACAGTTCGACGTCCGCGCCGGGCGTCGGGCTATCTCCCTCGGGCGCGCGCTGCACCCCTGCGGCTGCCGCCTCGTCCTCGCGCTGCGAAATGCGGTTGACGATGTTGTCCAGCGTCTCATCCGGTCCAGGCCGGTTGCCCATCAGGTCGCCCTCGGCGCGGCTGTTGGAAAGCGCGGCCTGCGCGTATTCGCGCATCCTGTCGCGGACGTCGCGCCAAGCGGCCTGCCTGGTCATCCCCTCGTTCTGCAAGAGGCGCAGCGCCTTCTCCGTGCGCTCGCTGATCTGCCGGAAGGCGTCCTGCTGGGCCAGGTAGTTCTTGACGTTCAGGCCCTTCGCCTGCGCGTCCTTGATGATGCCAAGGGCCTCGACAATGCTTTCGGTGATGTCGAAGTCCGGGGCGTTTTCGCGCATGCGGGCCCACTCGGGGGCAGCCGCCGTCAGGGCATTGCCATACGCCCGGCCCTCGTCGGTCTCCGTGACCTGATCCACAAGGCGCGGGTTCCCGTAGGCGCGGGCGAAAAGCGCGGCCTTGATCCGCCGGGAACCCTCGGTCGAAAGCTGACCGTCGGTCGTGTAGAACGCGCCGCGCTCGCCCTGCGGGACGTTGGACAGGAACCGGCGCACGAAGTCCGCATTCGCGCCAGCGTCCACCCCGTCGTCCACGTCGGAGTTGAAGCCCGCCAGCATGTCGTCAGACACATAGTCCTGTTCGATCCGGGCCTGCTCCGACGCGGACAGGGCGAGACCGCCCTGCTGGTTGGACTGCACCGCGAACCGGCGCTTGTTGTCCGGGTCCACGCCGCGCGCCCGGCGGATGAGGACGGGCGTCTTGAGCCCGTCGGTGGCATAGCCCATCTGCTCGAGCGTGGTCCTGTACGCCTGATAGCGTTCCGGGTGATCTTCCGCCGCCTTGATGATCGAGGCCACGCGTCCGTTGCCGGACAGGATCGTGCTTTCCTCATCGACCACGGGCGCGCCCCGGTCGCTTTCGCGGGACGACGTGAGCCGAAGCGGGTCCAGCCTGGCGGAAATGTTGTCGATCTGCTCGCGGCTGCCGACACGGGTTGCCCTGTCGCGCGGCTGGACTTCGCCCTCTGCCGCCCGAAGGCTGTCCGCCTCGACAATCTCGAACTCGGTGTCGGTCTCGAACTCCCCGTCGGGCGTGACCACGCGTTCGACGCGCGGCGTACTCGGCTGCGTCTGGGGCGTACTCGGCTGCGTATTCTGCTGCGTCTGGGGCTGGACCTGGACCTGCTGCGGACCTGTGTCCACGTCCACCGCCGGGGTCTCGGGCTCGGGGTCGAGCTCGAACTCGGTCTCGGTCTCGGTCTCGGGGTCTCCGAGCACGAAGTCCGAGACCTGCGTCACGTCCGCGCCCGGCGTCTCCTGGCCCGGCGTCGCTCCCGTCTGCTGGCGCTGCCGCTGGCCCATGCGGGAAACAACCGCGCCGGGGATTTCAATGGCAGCGCCCGGAACTTCGGCCAAGCCTTCCAGCGCAATCTCCGCCGGGGACTCAATCCCGCCCGTCGAAGCAACCTGCGCTGCCGTCTCGCCCGCCGCGCCGATAGCCGCCTGGGCCCCCAACTCTGCTGTGGACCCTGCTGCGGCCCCAACGGCTCCGGGGGCGTCTCCTGCTGTCTTACCCACGCGACGGGCCACTGGTCCAAATACGCGACCCGCGAGTGCGAAGCTGATTGCGTCGAAGGCTGCGACCGAGAGCCCGCGCTTCGCCGCGTACTCTTTTGCGCGCCCCATGATTTCGGGGTCTTGGACTGCTGCCGCGAGCGTTTCCGCGTCACCAGCTACTCCCTCGTCCTTGAGCGCGTCCAGGACGGACGCGTTGAACTCCTGGGCGGCGCTGCCAACAAAGGTGCCAGCCATCGCTCCGCCGGTAGCCCCTACCGCAGTACCCGGTCCGGGCGCAACCGCCGTGCCAGCGGCACCGCCCGCCAAGCCGCCAGCCGTGCCCGCCGCCACGGACCCGACCGTCTGCGGCGCGCTTTCAACGAACGTCCGCCACCACAACTGCGGGCGCTTCGCGACCTCGACGGCCTGGTCCCAACCCTGCGCCTCGGAAATGACCTGCCACGCCTGCTGATCGTCGGTCGTCTGCGGATAGGCCAGCTTCTGCCATTCGCTTTCGATGATCTCGTCCGCGTAGCCCTCGGCGTCCAGCCCACCAATGGGGCCGAGCAGGACGCGAGCGGTGTCCAGCATCTGCGTGGTGTTCTGGACGCCACGGTTCCAGGGGTCCGTGACGTTGCGCTCCATCCAGCCGCGTTCGGACGCGTCCGGGATCACGATGTCCAACTGGAAGTCGTCAACCGCCGGGGCCATGTCGGCGGACGCGCGCTCGGGCACAACCGGCTGGTCGAACTCGAGAACGAAGTCCTGCGGCAGGTCAATCTTACTCGCCATGCGTTACTCCTAGAAAACCGTGCCGCGCGGGCGCTGCGTGTGCGCGCCGCTGTATGTGGAAAGGCTGGACCCACGCCCGCCGCCGATGCCGCGAGTGCGGTTGAACCAGTCGTTGTCCGAGACGGTATAGCCGCCCACGGTGTCGCCGGAACGCGCCCAGCCTTGGGACGTCGCCATCGGGCGGCGGCTGTAGCGCATGGTGCCGCCGTCGCGGGTGCTCACGACGCGGGAGTTGGACATGTCCAGCCCCATTCCGCGATCCCGGAAGAAGCCGTCCACGGCCTGCCCCAGGCCCGCCATGCCAGGGATTTCCACGGCAGGGGCCGGGGTCGCCGGGATCGGTGCGACCTGCGGGGCTGCCGGTTCGGTCGGGATAAGGTCCACGGTCTCGCCGGGCAGCGCGCCATTCGGCACCATCTGGCCGGTCGCCGGGTCGTAGGTTGCGTCCGCCGGGGGTGCCGAGGCGGCGTCCACGCCGTCGATGATCGGCGGCAGGTAGGACGAGACGGCGGTCCCTGTCTGCGCCGGGGCGGACGTCGGGCCCATGCCGGGGTGCCCCGACGCTGCCGGGGTGGGCGCGGGGGCGACCTCCGCCTCGGTGCTGTCGTCGGACTTGTAATACTGGCTATAGCTGCCGCGTTCGGTGTGCGACGAGAACGGCGCGGGCGCGGGCATCGGGTCCGGGTTGCTTTCCTCGGGCAGCGCCCAATTGTCCACGCGCGTGTTCGGCACGTCCCGCTGCGGCAGGTAGGTCGCGCGCTGCTGCGGCTGCTGCTGCGGCGGGCCGTAGGACTCCCGCGTCGGCGTATAGCCGCTGGTCTGGCTGGGCGTCGGAGCCCGGTAGGACGTGCGGGGCTGCGGCGTCGGGCGCGCCAGAGAAGCGTTAAGCTGCGCGAAGCCCTCGTCGCTAAGACGCGAGTTGCCCGCCCGCTCATCCGGCTTTTCGGTGCGGACGCGCGTGTTGGCGTACTGCTCGCGGCCCGCCGGAGCGGTTTCGTCCGGAGTGGGTGGTGTGTAGGACTGGCGACCCGCAGTCGGGGGTCCGAACGACTCCGCCGGGGGGATGAGGCTCGCGGCAACGCCCGTGCCGCCGTGCGCGGGCGCGCCCTGCATCATCGTGCCGTTGACCGTGGGCGGCTTCAATGAGCCCCAACCACTGGCCCCGTGACCACCCCTGCTGCGATCCTCGACCGGCATGTCCATGAGGGAGCCGCCGGGGAGATAGGGCGAAGACGTGACGCTGCGGACGTTCGTGCCGCCAGGTCCACGCCGGGCATCGCGGAGCGCGACGTCCATGTCCGGGCGTGCTGCCGGGATCGGGATGACGCTCTCGGCGTCCAGCATGTCCGGACGCGAGGCCGGGATCGGGATGACGAGGCTCTGGTCGTCCAACGCTGCGGGCCTGTCCGCCGGACGCGGGGCTGCGGGCTGCGGGACGAACGGGCTCTGGTTGCCGCCGGAAGCAAAGCCGTGCGCGGACAGGTCGGGTGCCCGCCCGGGGGAGACGGCATCAGCCAGCGCGGCAACCGCCGTGTCGGGCTGCCCGGTCGCGTTCGCCCGGTGGCCGTCGAGGAAACCGTTGTACTCTTTGGCGAACCGGCCCGTGTTGGTCGTGGCCTCGATACCCGACGGCAGCGACGTCCACGTCTGGGACAGGACTTCGGAGACCTGCGCGAGACGCTGCGGGTCTCCGGACGCGAGGTCCGCCTGCAAGTCGCGTCCGGTGCGGTTGCGGTAGTCTTCCTGGGCGAGCCACCATGCAGCCTGATCCTGGGACTCCGGCGAGAAGTCGGTCAGGCCGAGTTCGTCCCGAACGCTGACCCAGGTCGGATGAATGAACTGGTAGCGACCGGCAGCCGTAGAATACCGGCCCTTGTTCGGCCCGGACTGGATCGGGATGGGCCGCTTGGGGTGGCGGCTGTAGTCATCGAAGCGACTGCCGCCGTAGATGACGTCATAGCCGGGGCTCTCGGTCCCGGCGATTGTGTCAAGCAGGGCCCGTCCTTCGGGCGTGATTGCGATACCCATGATTACCCCGCGAACCTGTGCCACTGGCCGTTGTGAAAGACGAGTTTGATCCCGGTGGACGGGGACGTGGCGGTCTGCCCGTCGCGGATCGGGATGGACTTGCCGCCCTGGACGATCTTGTACGTCCCGGCCTGCTCATCGAAGACGGGCTGGAACCCGTCGGGGGGCTGCACGGGCTCGCCCACATGGTCCGGGACGTCTGCGGCGGGCTGCGTCGGCTGTGCCGCTGGGGCGGAGCCGCCCGTGCGCTCGACGCCCTGCGGGATGAAGGTGCTCTCGACCGTGCCGGGGTTCCCGCCAAGGCCGAACGGGCCCCAAGCGTCCTGCTGCCCGTCGAGCATCAGGTCGAACTCGTCCAGGGCCTGCGTCACCGCAAGCTGGTGGTTCTTGGTGTGCTGATAGATTTCCGTGGCGCGGGACGTGAGCGCCTGCTGCGTGTCCGGGTCCACGGCAGCGCCGGGGAACTGCTGGTCGATGATCGCCGCCATGTCTTCCCAGATGGCGAGCACGTCGTTCTGGTCCACGAGCGGCGGCGTGAAGGATTTGCCGACGCCAGGGTTGGCCGCGTCAAACGCGTTCTGCGCGTTCTGGCGGTCCATCTCGGCTTCGTTGTCCAGAACGGTGCGTTCGGTCTGGCCGCGCTGGTCCATCATCTCGAGCCGCCGGTCGTTGCGGAGCCCCGCCCCGTGGCCGGTCGGCGTGTGGCCCCACTGGTCCACCACGCCCGTGCCGATAAGGACGTTGGACAGGTCGTCGCCAAAGGCGTTCGGGTTGGCGAACGTCGCCGCGCCGGTCATGAAACCGGGGCCGTGCTCGAGGCCGTCCTCGCCCAGGCCCGCCATGAAAGCGCCGATCTGCGCGCGGGCAGCCGGGTCCGAGTAGACGGACGGGTCGGCCATGAGGTCCATAAGCCCGGCCCGCGCGTCCACGGCCTGCTGCATCTGCGCCGCCTCGACCCGCTCGCTCGCCGTCTGCGCGTCCGTGAGGACACCCTTGCGGCGCGCCAGGTCCGCGTTGATGAGGGCCTGCGGTCCGGGGCCTGCAATCGCGTCCGCCAGGACGCCGAAGCCCTGCGCGAGACCAGCGTTGTTGATTGTCCTGATTGCCATTTCCCGGTCTCCTTACACGTAGCCCCAGCCGCCCGGCATGGCCCCGGCGGACGAGAACATGCCGCCCGCGCCGGACAGAATGTCGGCCAGCATGTAGTCCGGCTCGTCCACGGGCTTGGGCGGGATCGCCTGCTCCTGCTGGGAGACGCCCAGGGAGCCACGGCGGAAGTTGTTGATGGTGCGAAGGCTGTCCGCGTCCCGCTGCATGCGGCGGTTAAGATCGCTGGACGTCACGTCCATGCCGGTCAGCTTCGCGAGGGACTGGATGCGCTTGCGCGAGTCCTGCGCGGCCTGGTTGGTCCGCTGCATGATCGCCTGCTGGATTTCGCTGTCCGCGTCCTGCTGCCCGGCGAGGCTGATGGTGTCGGTCGCTGCCCCGTCCATAGCGTCGTATGCGGACATGAACGAGTCGGCGTTTGTCGTGGCCGCTGCGGTCCGGTTGCCCGGCTCGAAGTAGCCGACCGTTTCGTCCCAATCCGCGCGGGCTTCTTCTTCCCAGCCCTTTTGCCGCTCGCGTTCTTCGTTGCGGTGCTTGAGCGCCTTGCGGAAGGCTTTGTCCGCCGCCCGGTTCTGCGCACGACTGTACTGCTGCTTCTGCTGCCCCCGGACGATACCGCCCGCCGTGGACAGGCCCATGCCTGCGCCAAGCAATGCTGTGGTGGGATCACACATTGGATTACCTCACTGTCCGGGCGGAGCCGGTGGCCCGAGGGCCGTAATAGGCGTCGAGAAGCTGCTGGTTCTGGTTGTTCTTGACGTAGCCGCCGATGCCGGAAGCCGCCCCCGCGAAGATGTCGCCAATGGGGTTGTATTCCGGCTGTTCCTCGTAAAGCTGGGTGGCCTGGGACAGGGCCTCGTTGGCCGTCCGGGACGCGTCACCCGTCGAATTAAGCTGCTGGATCAGGTTGGACCGCTGGCGGGCGATACGGCTTTTGGCGTTCTGCACGTCCGCGTTGGCGTTGGACGCCACGGCTGCCCGCTGGTCGTTGTAGTCCTTGAGCAGGTCGGCCATCTTGTCGCCTGCCATCGTGGACTTGAGCGTACCGCTGCGCGCCAGGGCATAGGTCACGTTGTCCTGCGCGTCGGAATACTGGTCTTCGATCTGCGGCAGGTAATAGCCCTCATAGGCCGAACGCCGGTCCGAGTAATAGTCATCTCCGAACTGGTCGAAGATGCCGTCGATGCGCTCGACGCCCTCGGTGATCCGGGCCTGGCGTTCTTCTTCTTCCTCGCGGGCGCGCTTCGCGTCATCAAGGATTTGTTCGTAGGGGTCTAGCGGCTCCTTGCGGGAACTATCCCCGCCGCCCTTGCCACCAAAGCACATGTCTGTCTCGCGGGAGAACGCCGGGTCGCGGCCAGCGTCAGGTCAAGAGCCTTTTTGTTCGTTCTCGCGACCAACAATAGTGGACAAAGGTTTGCCCGCCTTTGCCGTAGTTGTCCAGCGTCGTTTCGCGTTCTGCGCCCAAAAACTCGAGCCAGCGGCACGACGACGTGTTTGCTTCCATCGCCAGGCATTCCGCCCGGCGAGCGCCCGCCGCGAACAAACGCGGGATCATGTACTTGCGGACGTGGCGGGTCAGCGTGATCGCGGCATCCGCCCACTCCCATGTGCCGAACGCCCAGACGTTCCACGCCCCCGGCCATTTCGGGACCGCGCCAATGAGCGCCACGGGGCGGTCTTCGATAGTTGCCGCCCAGCGGAAGTTGCCGGACGCCATGACGTCCGCAGCCAGCCGGTCAAAGCCGTTGGCGTCCGCGTCTTCCCAGCGCGTAGCGAAGATTTCCTCGCGGTCTTTCTCCCGCATGTTCATGCAGACGGGGACAACCAGTTCGACCGGCGGGACGTGGACCAGCTTAACGCGCCCCATCAGCCCGCGTCCTCAAGGCTGTTGTGCAAGGCGATGGTGCCGATGCGCGCGGCCTCGGCGCTCCGCGTAGTGAGCCGGATCGAGATGTGCGTGCTGTCGCCCAACTCGAGCGGCACGCGCTCGAGGTTGTACGTCGAATGGCTGACGGTCGCGACCTTGACGAAGGCGGCGGGGCTGTTCGGGTCCACGTTCACTTCGATGTCCCAGACGCCCGTGCATGCCACGTCCAGGCCGTGCCAGGTCTTGTCCGTGGCCGGACGTCCGTGGTCCAGGAACGGAGTCCGGATCACAACCGGGCTGGCGTCATAGAGCGCCGACGTGCCCACGGGGGTGTTCGGGGCCCACGGAGCCGCCCCGCCAGCAACCGATCCGTAGACGAACAGTTCGTCGCTGGTCCGGACCACGATGCGCGAGTTGGCGACCACGATGTCCTCAATGTCCTGGACAAAATCGTACACACTCCACGCCTCGATCCGCGAGTTCGGATAGTAGGCGAGCACGTACACGTACCGCCCCCAGACGAGCCAATACTGGCCGGTCAGCGGGTCGATCACGGACTTGATCTTCTGCGCCTCGCCTGGGGTCATCCGCGCCCTGCGGTCCGAGATGATCGGGTCAATCGGAGATCCGATGTCGTTGAGCACGGCGGCGTTGGACGCGTCCCTCGCGCGCAGCGAGCGCACGCCCGTGTGGGACAGGAACAGCAGGTCGCCGGAGCCATAGCCCGCGACCGCGTTAGGGGCGACCAGGCCGATGTTCGCAAGCGACTGCTCGAGCGTCAGCTTGGCCGGGTCCGGGTCCGTGGCCCATATCTGGACGGCGGTCCGCCCCAGCAGGGCCAGCTTGTTGTAGTATTTCTCGAGTCCGACGAGTTCGGTTATCCGCGCGTCATAGGTCGCCACGTCCACGAGACCGGAGCCTGTGCCCGCCAGGTCGCTTGCATCCCCGACGGCGGAGAAACGGAGTTTCTTCCCGTCTACCCAATACATCTTGGTCCCGTGAGCGCGGGCATTCGACCCGATAGGGCCCTGGTCCGTGCAGCCGCCCCCGGACGGGAAATAGAACGAGCGCGTCGTGCCGTCGTCCATCTCGCAGATGATGGTCAGGTGCTCACCGAACTGCGCCACGTCCACAACGGACATCGCCACGGCCCCGTCGCTGGGGACAATCTCGCGGTACTCGGTGTAGTCGGGCATGCTCGCGCCGAGCGCGCCGTTCCCGAACACGATGATGGTGTTGTCCGCGAACGCCAGGCCCAGAGTGCCGACGGGGAGCACGCCCACGCTGGTGAACGTCTTGCGCTTCTCGATCTGCCCGCCGGAGTTGACAAAGGCGTTGGTGAGCTGCCGGAGCGTGCCGGGCTCCGCCGTGTCCTCGGACTTGCGGACGTCCAGCCCCCCGGAAAAATCTTCGATCAGAAGGTAGCCCATGCGCCTACGCCATCGAGTGTTGCGTGCTCGACGCGACACCCTGCCGCGTCTTGAGAAGGTTCCGGCGCTGCGCCGCCGCCCGGTACTTGGCTGGGGCGTCCTCGGACTTGGCCTTGGCGAGCACTTCGGCGGCAGCCGCGAGCGCGATCAGCGGGCCGTCGATGGTGGTCATGTGCGCGTCGTCGGTCAGCGGCCCCAGGGCGCGCTTGCCGTGGAAGCGAATTTTCGTGGCCTGTTCGGGGACCGGCCAGAGTTCAAACATGTTGGACGCGAAGCTGCCGTCCAGGGCGGTGTAGTTCTGCCAGCGTTCGACCGGCCAGTCTTCGACCCCGGCATCGCTGTCCGCGCGGTTCAGATGAACCGGCTCGATACCGTAGCGGACCGGCATCCAGTGCCCGTCGTTGAGGCCGTAGACCTTGCGGATGCCCTCGAACTGGACCCCGGCGGGATAGGCCGTGTACCGCTGCCCGGCGGGGACGTCCACAACCGTGCTTCCCAGCAGGTGGGGCCAGTCCCAATTGATCCATTCCTGTTCTTGGATGCGCCGCAGGAGCGCGCGGTGCGGCGCGTCAAGATGCACCCCATGCGCCGCGTTCTGGCTAAGTCCAGCCTCGGCGCGAAACTCCAACAGAAGTTCGGTCAAAGTCATGTAGCGCATGGGTGTGCTTCCTCACGTCCACGTCCACGTCCGGCTTACTTGCCGGACTTGGCCTTGGTGTTGGTCGAGCCGGTCGAGCCAGTGCTGCCGCCCGCAGTCAGGTCCGGGACGGCGTTCGGGTCGTTCTCGTTCTCGACCTCGTTTTCGGTCTCGGCCTTCGGGGGTTCGGCCTGATCCAGGGTCGCGTCCTGGCCCGCCGGGTCTTCATCGCGGCGGGCGCGGGCGGCGGCGCGTTTCTCGTCCGCTGCCTTCTGCGCGTCCATCTCGTCTTTCATAGAAATGACGGTCTCGTCGCGCTCGGGGAGATGCGCCAGGGAGCCGGGGAACACCTGGCCGACAAGCTGCGCGCCGTAGCGTTCACGCAGCCGCTGACGTTCCGCAGCGTGGTCGCGGTCCACTTCGCCCACTTCCATGAGCGAATGGACGTTGGCTTCGCCGCCGTGGATAGCGCGAAGGACCAGAACCTCGGGAAAGGTAACGGGGTTGTCCAGTCCACGGACAACCGTTGTGTCACGGTCGCCCCCAAGGTGGACGGTTGCCCCAAGAAGCTGAAAGCCCATTGTGATTTTTCTCCTGCTGAAATGGGTTGCGGAGCCGCCCGGGGGCGACTCCGCTGCTCGTGCTTGGCCTATTTGATGTCGATGACCAGGGCCGAGTTGCAGCGCGTGGCGACGATCTGCCCGGTGGACGTGATCGAACGCTGCAAGACGAACTGGTTGGCCGGGCGCATCGGCTTGTGGGTCTTGCGCCACTCGCCGCTCATCTTCGCGAGGAAGACGTCGCGCTTGTCGAACCAGTACGCCCGCTTGGCGAGGCCCATGTTGTCCAGTTCAGGGTCGTAAGTGACCTTGGTCCCGTCAAAGAGCATCGCCCCGATGGAACCGTCCTGGTTGCCGGTAAACCCGTTCTGGGCGTAGCCGCCGTTGGCGCGGATTTCGACCTGCAACGCGTTCAGGAAGTCCGAACCGGCGAAGAAGACGCCCGGCATGCCGCCGAACCGGCGAAGCTGCAACGACTCACGCTGCAATTCCTGCCAGAGGGCCCCGCCGTTGTTCGGGCTGGACGTGACCGCATCGCCGCCGTGCGCGGACAGCGACGGGGTTGCCGTCACCTTGGCCTCGAACGCGGCGGTCCGGGCGCGGTTGCGCCAGAACGCGTTGGCCGACTGCGAGCGGTCGAGCCCGCCCACGGTCCCGACGGACGGGTCCGCCGAGATGATGGACTGGATGCCCGCGATAGCCTTGGCGTCGGACGTGCCGTCGCCCCAGAACAGCGAGTTCAGCGACCGGGCGTAACGCTCACCGAAGTCATTGAGCTTGTTATCCCAGAGGTTCACCAGCACCGTGACGTCACGGCCCGAATGGCGGGATACTTCGTTCCCGTCCGAGACAGACAGGCCGTCCATCTTGAGTTCGGTGTGCGTCACACCGATGCCGATGTGCTGCTCGCGCCAGGGGTACGCCACCCGCTCGACGTTCGCCGGATTGTAGAAATCCACCGTGTCGTCGTGGGTAAAGCCCTTGAGGCTGTCGTTGGAACCGCCATCGCCGTAGCGGCCCTGGACGGCAAGATCAATGCTGCCCTTGCCGCCGGGGAAGGACTTTGCGCCCCCTTCCATCACCTTGATAAGCGGACGCGCCTCAAGGATTTGGGGGAACACATTGCCCCGGTTCAGGTAGTAGTCCGTGGCGGAGTTCGCCACGTTGTCGAGTTCGGCTTGCGTAAAAGCCATCGGTCAGGCTCCGATCTAGTCGGACCCCCGCAAACCAGCCTGGACAGCATCCATAAGGCTTGACGGTTCACGGTTCAGGTCCGCACGGTTTCCGTTGGAGCCCGTGCCGCCGGGAGCGGGACGCGTGGGTTTCTTCTGGGGAAGTGCGCCGCGCAGACGCTCGGTCACGCGGTCGTATGCCAGCTTGGCAAACTCCTGCGCTTCCTCGGCGGTCTGGGCGTGACGGCCCTTCTCCTGAATGATCTCCAACGCCGCCGCCCGAAGGAACGGGCGCTTGACGTCGAAGTCCGGGTCTGACTGCTGCTGCGTCTGGTGCCACTCGCTCACCGCCGTGCGGATCGCTGTGTTGGTCTCGGTTGCCTGCCGGGCGTTTTCGGCCTGCGTGTGCTGGGTTTCCAGCCGCTGGGCCCGCCGGTCGGCAGCCTGCCGTCCGTGGCGTTCACGTCCGAAATTGCGGGCGGCTTCCTCGGTCATCTCGCCGCTCTCCACCTTCTCGCGAAGGTCAGAGGGGACGGACCTGCCGGTGGCGACGAGCAACTGCTCGGCAATCGGCATGATGATTTCGAGCGCCTTGTCCGCGTGCTCGGACGTCCCGGACTTGAGATACGCGCCGACCTGGAAAAGCTGCTGGACTTCCTTTGCCTCGAGATGGTTCTGCTCGACAAAGGTCTGGATTTGCCGGTACTGCTCCGCGTCGTCGCGGTTGCCGTCGGCTTCCTCACGGGCGCGGTTGCGTTGCGCCAGAAGCTGTTTAATCCGCTTTTGAGGCTTCCGGGCGTAGCCCTTCATTTCCTCGTCGGTCGGATCGTCCTCGTCGTCGGTATCCGCGTCCGGCTGCTCACCAGATTTGTCTTTACCGTCTTCGACATGTTCGTTGGACTTGTCTTCGCCTTCGGGATCGGCTTTCGCCTTATCGTCCGCCCCCTCGGCCTCGCCCTCATCGCCCTGGTTCTCGCCGGGCTCGGGATCGGCTGCGTCGGGGTCGTCGGGACCAAGGGCCGCAGCGACGGCATCAGCCATCGACTTCGGACCTTCGGTTTCCCCAGACGGGTTGTCCTGCTCGCTGGACGTGAGCGAACCAGTTTCGGGAGTCTCAACCCCCGCGTCCGGATTGGCCGTGTCCGCGTCGGGCGTCTGCGGAGCATCGTGGCCGGTATCTTCGTTCTCGCCCGTCTCGGAAATGGGAGGCACTAGGTCATCCTTGGTTCGTGTTGCCGAGTGCTACCAGTTAGGGTCGCGTCCTTTTTGTCGTCAAAGACAAAACATGCAAAAACGACAAAAAGGACGCAAAGGTCTGACCTAGCCGTCAGAAACGGCCCTATTCGCTGACAGGGTTGTCAGGGGCGCTTGGTGTGGTGGGGGCGATGTTCTGACGCGGCGGGCGAGTCCCTGGCGCGTTGAACGCCCCGGCGTCACCCTGCGCGTTCGGATCGGCCTCGGGTCCGCCGCCGGTCAACTGGCCCATCCGGTTGAGCGCCTGGATCGAGGGCATGTTGACGTCGAACGCGTCCTTGAGGTCCAGGCGGTCGTCCATGCGGCGCAGCATCTCGCGGGCCAGCCATTCCGGGCTAAGACCCGGAACCTGCATCAAAAGCGGCATGATCTCGCGGGCGTTCTGGATTTCCTGCTGCTTGTTCGGACGTCCGGAACTCGCGGCTTCGATGTCGAGGTAGACCTGGCGCGCCACGTCCTTGCGGCTGAACTCGGGCCAAACCGCCCCCTGCCCCACGATTTCCTTGACCGTGGCCGCTTCCATCTCGAGCAGGAGCGTGGACCCGGCAGCACGGGAGAAGTCCGAAAGGAACTCGTCCAGGTCGTCAATGACGCTGGACACGCTGGACATGCGGGAGCCTTCGGCAATCGAACTCTCGGTCGCCGTCGCGCCGGACGTGCCGCCCAGGTTGGCTTCCTGCGTCCCGACCACGCGCATGATGTCCGTGTAGGCTGGGGTGGGGTCGTAGAGATTGTTGTCCACGCCGGAACCGGACCAGTTCCGCAGGACGTCATCGACCTTTTCCTTCTCGCCCAGGCCGGACAGTTCAACAATGGCGTGGGCCTTGCAGTCCGCGACCTTATCCTTGTCGTCTTCGGACAGGAGTCCGGTCCGGACATACGTCCTCGGACGTGCGGCGCGGCGGTGCTCCCGCAGCCCCTGCCGGGCGCGGTTGAGTTCAAGCTGCATGTCGCGCATGAGGCTGACGTCCGACGGCGGGAACACCGTCTTCTCGTCGTAGACTTCATTGGTCACGAACGGGAACCAGGGCCAGAACCGTTCAAGCCAGACGTCCGGCTCGGCGGGCTCCACGAGGAAGTCCCCATAGCCGTCGCAGGTCACATAGACCAGGCCGTCCGTCTTGCAGTACGTTTCCCAGACACAAAAATACTGGTGTTCGGCGTCCACGCCGCTATCGCCCACGTCATGGGCTTTCTCGCCCGCCTTGAAGTGGCCGTCGCTGCCGCCGTGGTAGCCGGTGGCCCCGCCCGCGCCGACGTCCACCTTGTAGACTTCCTTGATGCGGTCCGCCGTGAGCATGTACTGCTCCGTCACCCAGCGGGCCCCCACGAAACCCCGAAGCTGGCGCGTGGTCCGGTCCGGGATAATTGCGGTGCTTTCCGGGTAGGACAGGCTCAAGCCTTCGCGGACGAGCACTTCCTGCGTGTTGCGCATGCTCTCGATCATCGCCCGAAGCTGCTCCGTCTCGGGCCCTTCCGGCTGCGTCTCCCCGTCCGCCGCGTCCGCCGAAAGGCGCTCGATGGCAGCCAGGCGCTCGGACATGTCGCTGATCGCGCGCTCGGCCTCGGGCCGCAGTTCCATGACCCGCTGATAGCCCAGCTTGAGCCAGCTAACGCCGGTCGTCAGCGTCCGGCGGATATTGGCTTTCATCTGGACCTTGAACGGGACGGACTGCTCGTCAATCTCGTGCCGGTAGACCAGTTCCAGGGACTTGCCGATCTTGGCAAGCTGGTCCTGCATCGTGAGGACGCGCTGCGCGTCCTCAAGGATCGCGCTGGCTTCCTGCGGCGGGGGCATGCCGGACTCGATGGCGAGCGCGCTTGTCTCCATCGCGCGCTGCAACGTGGACATTTCGCCGTCCCACACGGTCGCATCCATGCGGTCTTCCCGCCGGGAGACGAAGGTCGGGTTCTTGCCATAGATCGCGGCGGTGCGCTGGTGAATGTGGCGGAGAACGATGTTCGCCACGTACCGCTCGCCGGGGTCGTCGTTGAACATCTTGTCGTCCCGACGCCCGGACCACTGGTCGCCACGCGCGAACTTCATGTCCGCCCGCATCTGCTCGAATGCTTCCCGCTCCCAATGGTCGCGGTCCAGCTTGATCCGCTGCTGCCAGAGATCGACAAGCGCCTTGCGGGCGTTCGCGGGTTCCGGCGGCGTGCGGTCGATCACGTCCGTGTTCTCGGGCTCCTTGGCTGCGAGGCCCTGCTCCATCTGCGTTGCGAGGTCATTCATGGTCGGCTCCCGACTCACCAGCCGCTATCGGCTGGGTTGGCGTTGCGCCGCCGCGTCTCATTGAGCATGGCCCCAAACGTGCCGGGGGCGTGCCTGGACTGCGGGCGGCGTGTGGTTGCCCCGACTTGCTGCGCCAAGCCGAGGCCGATGTAAGCGAGCGCGTCCACAAAATCGTCGTGCGCGCCGTGGGGGAATTTCAGGATTTCGTCGCGGGCGTCCGGCCACCACGGGGCGAACTCGGGGAAATAGACCTTGCCCATCGCCATGCGTCCGAGGATGGACTGCGCGCGGGTCATCTTGTCCGCCGTGGGCGTCATCTCGATAACCGACGCGTAGACCTGTTCCTCGTTCATGCGCTTGCGCAGGAACGGACCAATCGACTTGCTGATCTGGCCGCGCTCGGACCACCAGAAGATCGGACGGCGGGAGCGGATCATCTCGACCATCGCGTCCACGGACTTCTCCGTGTCGGCGCGCCGCCACCAGGCGTCCGGCAGAATGTAGATGTTGTCCATCTCGTCCACGCCAACCGGCAGAAGGCACGTCCGGTCCCGGTCCTGTGCGGTCGAAACGGCGTGGTCAGACGCGCAATAAATGCGCAGGTCCGAGGGCAGTTCGTTGGGCTTGTACGTCTTGAGGTAGGACACGTCGAAGAACGCGCCCGTCTCCGCCGTGGGCCTGCCCTGGTAGAGCGCCTGGAAGCCGCGCGGATCGCCGCGCTTCTGCCCCAGCAGGAACTTGCGGTTGAACCGCTCGGGCCAAAGGGCCTCGCCCTTCTTCCGCCCCAGCGCGTCGTTCTCGCCCGCGAGCGCGGGCAAGTCGATGATCGTCCACTCGCGGGCCTCGGCCTCGTCATAGTAGGGGTTCGTCGGGTCCGTCAGACGCCCCACAAGGTCGTCCTCGTGCCAACGGGTCTGCACAAGCAGGATGAAGCTGTCGTCCGTCATGAGACGGGACTTCACGTCCTGCTGATACCACTTCCAAAGATCGTCGCGGATCGTGGGGCTGTCGGCTTCCTTCCGGCCCTTGATCGGGTCGTCCAGGATGATCCCGTGCCCGCCGCGTCCGGTGATCGAACCGCCGCGACCAACGAACATCAGCAGGCCGTCTTCCTTGGTCTCGAGACGCGTGGACGACGCGGAGCCGTCCTTGAGTTCGTAGTCCGGGAACACTTGCAGGTGCGGCAGCCCCTGGATCGTGTCCCGGACCGACCGCCCGATGTCCGCCGCGTAGGTCTCGTTGTACGTGCCGAAGATGAGGTTCTGCTCGGGGTGGAGCCCCGAATGCCAGGCCATGAACCGCTTGGACGCCAGTTCGGTTTTACCGTGGCGCGGCGGGCAGTTGATGATGAGGCGCAGAATGTCGCGCCGTTCCAGCTTGTGCATCGCGTCCGCGATGACCTGGTGGACGCGGGCCCGCTGATACCGGGACCGGCGCACGTCGTCCATGTGCCGGGGGTCCGGCATCGTGAAGCCGGTATAGGTCAGGAGGTCCGTCTGCGCGATGTCCGCCGCGATGAGGCGGCGGAGGATTTCGGCCTTGCGCTCGGTGGGGGCCTTCGGCTGGGGCTTGGTCACTAGCTGCCGCTCCCACCCTTGGGGAACATGGCAATGATCTTGTCCCCCAGCGCCCAGAAGGTGAGCGCGCCACCCGCCAGGACCAGAAGCACGCTGCGGAACCAGCGCCACGCCGCGTTGACGTTCTTGTCGCGGTCGATCATCGAACGAAGCTGCTCATAATCGCTTAGAGGCAGCGTCACGGCGACGAGCACGTCCTGCTCGTCGTGGTCCGTGGACGGGGCGACCTGGGGTTCGGGGAGTTTGACCATTAGCGCCGCCCCCCTGTCAGAAACTGGTGAAGCGCAAGGCCGACGCCGCCCGCAGTCGTGACCTGGAACAGCCAGCGGTACATATCGACCGCCATCTGGTCGTAGGGCTCGGGGTACTTCGCGATGGTCCAGGTCTGCGGGAACATGCAGTCCTGGCACCAGAACCAGCCGTAGAGGTTCAGGAACCACCAGTTGGCGGCGAACGGGACGAACATCACGGCCACAAGCGCCCAATATTGGGCGTACTGCATGCGGGCGCGCTCGAGGTCCACGCGCGTCTCAAGCTGGTCCGTGGACGCGTCCAGGACGTTCTTGAGATCCTCGCTATCCTGGCGGCGGAGCTCCACCCGGACGTCGCCCTGCTGGGTGAGGAAGCCGGAGACCCGGGAAAGGAACTGGTCCGTGGACCTGTTCAAGACCCCAGACACGAGCCACGCGGCGAGATTTGCAAGCGCAGCGATCATCCTACACGCCCCACTCGCGGCCCTTGAGCACGCGCTCGCGGATGATGTAGAGGCAGCCCAGGACGATGAGCCCGCCCAGGAACCATTGGGGTTCGATGTTGAACGCGCTGGTGAGGTTGCCGACGGCTTCCTTGATCTGGTCCGACGCGTTGGCGACGGCGGACAGCGCCACGCCGACAGCGGTCCAGTTGGTCGTGGACCACCACGGCTTCTTCTCCGTGGTCACGTCCGTGATGCCCTTCTCGTCGGGAACACCATCAGTCTCGAAATAGTGGCGGGCCTTCTCGATGGCGTCCTCGAACGCCTCGCAGTAGCCCGCAATCAGCTTCGCCCGGTCCTTGCCGTTGACGACGCGGCGGGCTTCCTCGTGGTCCACCTTGCCCGTCTTGGGGTCGGTGAAGTTGGCGAGGGATACGCCCGTGAAATCGCCCTTCTTGGAGACGCCCCGCGTCATGCCTTCAATGGCGATGCGCGCGGAAATCTCGGAGTCGAGCGCCAGGTCCGGGTCCGACACAAGGTCGAGCCCCAGAATGAGGCCCATCCGCCGGTAATTGTCCTCGTGGGTAAGCTGAATGTCGCCGCGTCCGAACCAGCCGTCGCGCCAGTAGGGCTTGGAAACCCAGGACAACTTGCCCGCCTTGAAGGCGGCGTCCAGGCGGGCGATGGCCTGTTTCGTGGACTTGGCGAACGTCTCGCGGACCGGCTGCATGCGCTGCCCGGTCTCGTGGAAGGTCTGGCCCAGGATATTCGCCAGCTTGGAGTCGTTGCCGTCGCCGTACAACTCCCAGGCCCGGACGATCCGGTTGACCCCATCGACCTGTTTCTGGGAGAGCCGTCCGCCGAACACCGTATTGCGGAGTTCATCGAACAGCACCTTGGAGTTCATCAGCCGCATTTGCCCGCTCTTGTCCTGTGTGCATTACTGCAAAACGTACACAAGAGATAAGCGAAATCTCGATGCGCCCAAAGTCGAAAATGTGTGGATCAGGACATTTGCGCTTTACCCCGGGCTTTCCGCCACCAGATCGAGCCGAACAGAAGCAGAAAGACAAAGAACACGGACGCGGCCAGCGGCCCGATGGCGGGGTGCGTGTCTGCCATGCACAACCAAAGGTCCGTGTCCGCCGCCAGCTTGGAGCCGCCCAGCGTGTAGTCCATGTCATGCACGAAACAGCAGAAGGACCAGTCCACGCCGAACAGCCCGTCCGGGGCGAGCGTGCAGTAATCCTTGTCCGGGTCGAATGCTTGGCGAAGGATCATGGGCTACCAGCCGGACGTGATGTCCACGGCGTCCAACTCTGCTTTGTCCGTCGCCGCGTTGATCTGCCCGGCGAGGCTGGCTTCGTGGTCAAACGCGCCTTGGACGTGCGCTTCGAGCGCGAGGCCATAGTCGATGATGTCCTGCGCGGCGAGCGCGATATACGTCCCCGGTGCGACCTTGAAGTTCGAGATCGAGTAATTCGAGTCTTCCTTGGCCTTGACGTAGGCAGACGTGACGATGGACGAGGTTTCGCGGTCCGTGGGGACGGAATAACCGTTGAAGTCCATCCCGCCCGTCTCGACCTGCCAGCGAGCACTGGCGAGGGCCGCGAGCTTGTCAGCCTTCAACTTGGCAAGCGTCGGAACCGGTGCGGGGGCAATACCACCGGTGGCCTCAATCTCGCCATAGAGCGCCGCGCTATCAATAGGCGGTGAGGCGTCGTCGGGGTCGCAAGTGAAGGGTATCCACCCGTGCTGCGGATGGTTGATCTCACAGTCGATGGTGCCAGCCGCGTTCCACGCGGGGCTTCTGTATTCGGGGATGATGTAGGCCATCAGGAAACCCTCACAAAAATACCAACGCCATCTAGGTCGTTCGTTCTGTAGTTCATCAGCCGCCAACTCCCCGGCGGGGAGCCTGATATAGCGCTGTCCGAGAACCCGCCCTCTTTGCCGTATGAACCGCTGAGATTTGATCCCGACACGATCTCCCCACGGTTCATGTCGCTGCCCCTCTCGTTGACGAACACAGAGTAGGTCCCAACTGCGTAGTCCACCGTGGGGGGTGTGGTGTCGATCCCGTCGAGAAGGCTATCCACTTCGCTTTGCGTGTAGTATCGGCCATCATGGTTATGTCCGGTGTCCGACTTGCCATCGAGCGCAGACTGTAGCCCCGTAACATCGGAGATGGGGTGGCCGTGGCCCACGTCCGCCTTGCTTGAAACGGCATTAGGGTTCAGCGTCCAGACCGCGCCCGAACTGGACACGGTGACGTCGCCCTTGTCGCCGTCGGCAACCGGGGGGCCCTGCGGGCCGGTCGGACCCTGCTCGCCCTTGATGTTGCCGATCAGCGTCCAAGTCGTCGCACCGGTCTTCTCGTAGAGGTTGTACGCATCGTTGATCGCCAGGTCGCCCACGTTCCCCAGGCCGGTGCCCGGCAGGCCGACGATACCGGCGTGGACCATCGAGCCAGTCGGGCCCTGGGGCCCCGGATCGCCCTGCGGGCCTAGAGGGCCATCATCTCCCTGCGGCCCTTCAATGCCCTGAATGCCCTGAATACCCTGCGGGCCCTGGGGCCCGTCTTCACCTTGGATGCCCTGGGGCCCGACCGGGCCTTCCGGACCTTCCGGGCCCTGGATGCCTTGCGGGCCCTGCGGACCCTGGGGGCCCCGCCCGAAATAGATGGGGTTGGACCAGTCCGCCGCCGTGGGGGACATTTTGATGTAGAGATAGCCCGCCTCGGCGTCGAGGAACGAGTACCCTTTGACCTGGGAGTCATAGAGGGTCTTGTCCGCCGTGGCTCCGATTGCGTCCGGCTGGAAGGACGCCCCTTCCGCCCCCTGGACACCCTGGACGCCCTGCTGGCCCTGGACGCCTTGCGGCCCCTGCTCCCCCGTCGGGCCCTGAACGCCCTGCGGCCCGACAGGGCCTTGCGCGCCCGTGTCGCCCTTGGGGCCGGTGAACTCGACCCCCTGGACGGCTGCGGACTTGATCTTGCCATCGTCACCGATGGCCTGCCGCATGAACAGGATCGCGGCGGCGACCTTGGCGTTGGTCAGATCGAAGTCGGCGTCCAGCCGGTGGCCGGGCTGCGGCGTCTGCGGGTTGACTGCTGTATGGCTCGAGTAATCGAACTGGCGGCTCGGGTTCGTCGGGACGGGCGCGGGCATGCTCTGGACCTGCGTTGCGTTGTGTCCCGCCAAAATAGGACATACCGAACACGGCGCAAGCAGATAGTGGTGCGAAACAGCAAAAGGCCCCCGCAGCGGCAGCGGGGGCCTTTATTGGCTGGGCAGCCACGCGGACGGTTCATTCCGTTCGCGTGATCCCCTTGTACTGCTGTGTATGGTGTGGCGCAACCCCAAAAGACACAAAATCTTGTGCCCCTTGGCCTTGGCCTGGACCTCTGACAGTCCGGTCAAAAAGCCCAAAATTGCCCGATTTTGTGCTGGTGCCAAATAAAGAAAAACTCGCCCGCGTCGGGTGACGGCGGGGGGTGGGGTGCGGGGGCTGGGCTGTATCCGGGGTGGACGTGGCTGGACGTGCGTCCATCGCCGCGCCGCCCCGGCTGCGCCCCGTGGTGGGCCTTATCGTCTCGGCAAGATAGTGGGCACAGCAGGGAATGCGGGGCTTTGCGCGTGCCATGTGCCGGTTCAGCCTGCACAACGAGCCGCGCGCCGCCCTATTCCAGTTCGGCAAGCTGCCGCTCCATCTCCGCCCGGGTCAGTGTGCTACTGCCTGCGTTCGGGTCCACAGGCGGGCGCGCGTTCTTGCCGATGTCGCCGGACAACTCCAACAGGGTCCGGGCAGCCTGCGAGACCGCCGCGCTCTGGCTGTTAGGGTCTCGGATGATGCGCCTAAGCGCCTGTTTGCAAAGTTCTTTATCCGGTATGTCATCGAGGCCGGGGACGTCCGGCACGTCCAGCCCTTCGGGTTCCCCCACGTCCAAGCCGGGCAGCGGGTCCAGTTCTATATATGTGGTATTCACGTACTCACCTACCATTTTGTCAAACGGGTCCGGCGCATGATCGCCCGCCCGGCTGGCCGGTCAATCTCGAAGTGTGCGCAAACGCGAAAAAGCCGGGCAGCGGTGCCGCCCGGCTCGAAGGTCTTAGCCTGTCAGAAATCGCCCAGGGCGGTGGTCGCCCTGGTCGTCTAGGGCCACGCCGTCCAAATGGCCTTGCTCCCGATCTCGTCCAGTCGAGCAACGAAGCAATCCGCATAAAACTCGGGATCGCTCGCAATCTCCGCCTGCGCCTCTGCCTCGGTCGAGAACGTGACGGGTTGGTCATCCTCGCGGACAGGCTCGAAGCCCGTGCAAAGCGTGTCAAAGCAAATGGTGAATGGTTGTTCCTGCATGGTCCTGCCTTTCAGATGATGGGATGCACCAGCGGGCCAAGGGCCCATGCTGCGCAGTAGGTCGCCGCCAGTGCCAGCATGAGCGCCAGCACGAAGGCGATGCCCGCCAGCGCGTCCGACCGGGCGCGCTGGCGGGCTGATTTAGCGTTTCGCATTGTCGATCAACAGGGCCTCGAACGCCTTGGCAAGTTTGCTCATGTCGTCCACCCGGACGAACTGGCGCGGCCCGAATATCGAGCCCAACCCGACCTGCAAGCCGATGCCGACATGCTCACACACGTCCCGCCGAGACATAGCGGCCTTGACTGCATCGTTGCCCTCGTTGGGCTCGCCGTCGCAAAGCCACAGCGCCACCCGGCGCGTGGCCCGGCGCGGTGCAAGCCGGTCCTCTGCCCACGAAACCGGGGCCAACATCGGCGTGCCCCCTCCGGGGAAGAAGCACCCCCATTCGCGCAAGAAGGTGTCAGCGCCCTTGAGCCGTCCGGCAAAGCCCTTGAGCAAGGCCGCTTGCGCTTCCCGACTGCGGTCCGCCGAGGGCAGGTTGGTGAAGCACCCTATCGCCAGTTCGGCCCCGGCGCGCTCAATCGCGGGGCCGATTGCCCCTAGCATGCCCATAACGGCCTGAATGCGACACATGACTTCACCGTCCACGGTCAGCTTTGAAGCCATCGAGCCCGAGCCGTCGATCATCACCAGCACGCTTGTGGCCATGCCTTCATCGAGCGTCTTACGCGTGAACACGTCCGGGGCTCCGGCGCGGGCCCTAGTCATCGCCCGGCGGTCCAGCCGCCCGGTCTGCATCCGGCGCGCGTTCCAGATGGTGTCAGGCGCGTGCAAGGCGCGGCGGGCGGCGTCCGCAAAGCTGCGGGCGTTGCTCGCCTGATACGCATGGCGCACGGCCCGCTGGCTTTCCTCGGACGTGTGGACATGTTCGCGCATGTTCGTTTCGGTCTTGCCGTCCTGCTCTGCCTGATCGGCGGCTTGCAGGCTAACCGTCTGCTCGTACTGCTCCACTTGGTCGAGCGTCTGGTACTGCTTGAGTTCCGGCACGGCGGCGTTGCGCGCGGCGTTGATGTTCTGGCTAGGATCGAAGGCCGCACCGTCGCCACCAGTCTTGCCGCCGGGGTCGCCCTGCTGGCCGTCCTCGTCGCCCTGCTGACCGTCCTGCTGGTCGTCCTCGTCGCCCTGCTGACCGTCCTGCTGGCCGTCCTCGTCGCCCTGCTGGCCCTGCTGGCCCTGCTGGCCCTGCTGGCCCTGCTGGCCCTGCTGGCCCTGCTGGCCCTGCTGGCCCTGCTGGCCGTCCTCGTCGCCCTGCTGGCCGTCCTCGTTGCTCTGCTGACCGTCCTGCTGGCCGTCCTCGTCGCCTTGGTCGCCTTGGTCGCCTTGGTCGCCCTGCTGACCGTCCTGCTGGCCGTCCTGCTGGGTCAACGCTCGAAGATCCTGCCAAAGCTGGTCGGCGATCCCTGCACGCGCCCGCACCGCGTTGTTGAGCGAATGCCTCCGGCTGGTCACGTCGCCCGCGTGCGCCATCATGGCGTCTAGCCGGTCCAGCGCCTTATCGCACAGGGCCTTGGCGTCCGGGCGGGCGCTCACCAACGCCGCGCGCCGCTCTGCGTCCATTTCCGGGCTGGCCTGCTGGCCGTGCCGGTCCATCATGGCGCACAGGTACGCACGGCCCGCCTTGAGCCCGTCAGGGTCTGCGGTGTGCGCGGCTGAACCGCTCATGACTTCGCCGTTGACGCGTCCGAGCAATTCGCCTGCCTGCGCCGTGATCGGGGCGGACGGGGCGGAGAGAAGCCGCTCAATGTAATAGTCCTCGAGAATGTTCCACACGTCCCGCGCCGCCGGGATGCGGTTCAAATGTTGGTACGGGTTGCCTGTCAGGAGAATGTGCCCTGTTTCGTGGATGATAAGCCCGAGCAACCGCCGGGCGAGGTCGCCGGAAACCATCTGGTTCGGGTCCATGCCGGGCAGGTTCATCACCACCCGGAAAAGTGTCGAGCCTGTCCAGTGCGGGACCACGCTCGCGGTGGTGGTCGGCGCGAACACGCCAACGGCAATGTGCGGTAACGCCGGTTGGGAGCGCGCAAAATGGGACTCTGCGATTAGGGCCCGCACAGTCTCGCGGGCCGCGCTGATAAATTCGCGGTACTTCACCCGTGCGCCGAAATCATAAATCGTCTTGATCATTGGTCTAACTCCAAAGGGTCGGGATTGCGTCGAGGTAGCCACAGGCCACCAGCGTAAAGATGGACAGGGCGGCGAACGCCGCCCCTTCCCTGATCCAGTCCAGCGGCGTCATGCTGCCAACTCGTCGGGCTTAACTTCGGTGGTCCACATCTGCCGCAGCGGTTCGCGGTCGTCGTGCGGGGCGGTTTCGATAACTGCGATCTGGTACGCCTGATGCGCGTCCACGCCATCGGTTATCAGTTCAGCAATCGACACCAGCCGCCGGAAGCCGACAGGGTGCGCGACGTTGCCGCCATCGGCCTCGCGCCGGGTCAGGGCTGCAAACTTTGCCAGCTTCGCCGCCAAGGGGCGCTTGCAGCCGGTCCGGGCCGTCAGGGCCTTGGCTTCCTCGGTCGGGTCCATGTAGTCAAAGCGGATCGTCGCCCCGGCGCGGTCCAGAAATGCCCGGTTAAGACGACGGGTCGCCTCATACTGGCCGGTCGCATCGCCCGTGCCGTTGGTGTTGTCCGCGATGATGAAAACCACGTCCGGCGCGACCTGCACGACTTCGCCAGTCTCGGCGATGTGCAAGGTGCGGTCGCTGTCCAAAACCGCTTGCAGCACGAACAGCGCGCCGGGGCGGGCAACGCTGGGTTCGTCAATCAGGACCACGGTGCCGGGCTTGCGGATTGCGGCTGTCAACTGGCCGTCTTGCCACTTGGTCCCGCCATCATTGGCCGGGACCGTCATGCCGGTAAGCATCGCGGCTTCGGTCTGATCGTCGCAAGAGATACGAACGAACGAACGCCCCCAGCGCGCGGCGATCTGCTTGGCCCACGTCGTCTTGCCGGTGCCTGCCGGGCCGTAGGCAAAAACAGCATGGCCGCGCCTGATCTGCGTCAGCGCCGCGCCCGTGGCGTCAGGCCAACGGAAATCCTTATCGACGGCGGGCGCGTCCTCTGCGTCGTAGACCGGCAATTCAGTCGCCTTGTCCGGGACAGGCAGGGACAGGCCGACTTGCCCCGCGCCCTTGCGGCCCGTCATCTGCGGCACGCGTCCGGTGATCTTGGACGGGTCCACATAGGCGGGCGCGTTCTGGATCACGGCGGGCTTGGCCGCTTCGGTCGCCAGTTCTTTCAAGCGGGCATTGAACGTCACGAAATCGCCAGTTCCGAGCGGGTTAAGCACCCGGTCCATGCTGGCCTTGATCTTGTCCTCGTCGTCCGCGTCGTCCGCGTCGTCCTCGCGGTCCGCGTCCGCGTCCGCGTCCGGGGTGGCGTCCGCGTCCGCCTCGTCGTCCACGTCCGGGCCGTCTGCCTCGTCGTCCGGGTCAAACTGGTTGGACGCGTTCGGGTCCACAGGTCCGGGGCCGACAGCATCGGCGGCGGCGATAGCCTGCGCGCCGGAATAGCCTTGATCCTTCGCGTCAACGTATGCCTGCACTTCGGCATCGGTCGGCAGCGGCACGTTGAACACATGGGCGGTTGTAATGAGGTCCGCGTTCTTGAGGTCGGCAATCTTGTCGGTGCCGTACTGCCCAAGCATGTGCTGCTCGATCATGAGATTGTCAGGGTGGCGGCGCAGCCGGGAGCGCAACAGGGTGCGGGCCGGGTTGGTGAGACGGTGAGCCATTGGGTAACTCCGTTTGTTGGTTCGTCGCGTCCGGGATTGGACACAGGCGCGACTATCGTTTCGTTTGTCTGTTTTGTCAACACGTCCGGGGGAAATGATTGCGAGAAGCCTCGGCGTCTGGCCGCACTCGGCGCTGGCGCGCCTCGCGCGACCCCGGCAGCGCCGGGCTTACACAGGCGAAACCCGCTAAATCGCCCGAGACGTGCGCGTGCGGCTTTTGTATGTTTCGGCAAACACGAACAGAGGAAACCCGCCGATGAGCACCACGTCCGAGACTCCGCCAGGGAAGCACGCGGACCTGCTTTCCGAACTCAACAGGGACATGCACAGGACAAACGAGGCAGCCGGGAAGAAGCGGAAATTCCGGGCGCACCCGAACTCGATTGCCGCCCTCGAGCGCAGCCGCAGCGGGACGCAGCTAGGCGGTCCGAACATCAGGCGCTGCAAGAAGTGCAACCGGGTCGCGGTCCGGGGCGCGTCCGTGTGCTACTGGCACGGCGGCGCGCAAATCGTGGAGCGGCGCAAACAGGCGAAACCCGACGCGCCCGCCGGGAAAGCCAGCACGCTTGCCAGGCGCAACGTCTCGCGCCTGCTCAAGAAGAACAAAGTCCCCTACGCCCTGCTGCGCGAGCCGATCTTCCAGCACATCGGCAGGATCGCCATGCCCCACGCGTTCGGGTCATGGCAGAACGCACCCGAGCGGGGCGAGCGGGTCGCAGCGGCCAAGCTGCTCATGCGTGAGATGATCGTCGCGTGGATCGCGAGCGAGAACGGCGATCCCCGTCCTTGGGCCGACGTGATTTCCAAAATCTACGCCGCCGGGCTGAACCCGCCGGGGTGAGGTTGGGCTAGGCGGCTAGGATAAAATGGCGTTTGGAAACTATAGAATTATTTTTGACATTTCAGGCAAACGGGCAGGATATGACAAAATGGTCAAATCCTAACTCTACACTCTTATATATTATCTATTTATCCTAGTCGGAAGGGGTAGTAGGGGTATATAATATAATAAAATCAATGGCTTATCTGGGCTAAGATAGGTTTCTCTCTGAATTGACAGAAAATCGCTGAAACGCCCGCTGGCTGGGCGTTTCCGGCGGCTAAGATGCCATCCTAGCCCAACCGTAGGTATCCTAGTTGCCTAGCCCAAATCCGCCGTCCACGTCCGGGCGGAGTCACGTCCACGTCCGGGGATGAGCTCGTGGGTGTCCTGGATCTCATCTCCTGGTGAAACCCGGCAAAGAAAAAGGGGGCCGAAGCCCCCTCTCCTGGTTCGCGTCCGAGACAGGGGATCAGCCGCCGCCCTCGCTCGCCGCCGCCTCGTCCGTACCGCCCGCCGCGTCCGACACACCGAAACCGTCACCCAGGGCCTGGTCGATTTCCGCCTGCTCCGCCGCGTCCATCGCTGCGCGCTCCGCCAACACGATGTCCCGCAGTTCGGCGTTGTCCATGCTCTCGAGTTCCTTCCGCCGGGCCTCGTCCACATGAGGCGCGATCCAGAGGACGGCCCTCTCGCGGCCCCCTAGCTTGACCTGACGCAAGCGTTCCGCTCCCGCTGTGTTCAACGCAACGCGGACAGTCGCGGGTGACATGCCGTTCCGGACCTTCACGTTCCGGGACTCGTCGCCCAAGGCCACCAGTTCATTGGTCGCGATCAGTTCGCGGCTCGAGAACGCCCCGCCCAGGACTTCCTCATAGACCCACCGTGCGGCAGGGCTCATGCTTTCCTCAATGGCTTCCTGCCGCCCCTGCGTCACGGGCGGGGCCTTGCCGGGCTGGAAACCCGCAGCGGCATAGTCGTAGTTCAGCAGATAGTGGTGGGCGCGCTCGGCTTCCTCAATGGTCAAAATGTTCTGGACCAGATCGTCCATCCAGACGTTCGTCCCTGGCGTGTTTAGGTCGCCGTCGATGCGGGTGTACCGCTTCGAGCGCGACACGTAGATAAACATCCGCCTGTCGTCCACGGGGACGCCTTTCAGGCCGTCGATGTCGTTGGACGACAACACGAAGAAAGGCGCGACCATCGTCCGGTACTGCCGCCCATATTTGGGGTTGATCGTGGTCATGACGTACTGGCCCCCGGTCAGCCCTTTGATCCGGGTGTAGAGCGGGTCGTTACAGTGAAATTCCTCCAGGTGGACCATCTGCTTGAGCAAGATTTCGTTGTAGTCGCTCAACAGGGCCTTGGCGTCCACGCTGTCACAGTTGTGGTGCCCGAAAATCCGGTAGATCGGCGTGAGCATCAAGTCCTTGCCGATGCCGGGATCACCAATGATGCCGGGGACCACGGTCATGGGGGCAGCCGGGTTCTGGACGCGGTACGCGAACACGCCCAGCCAGTAATCCCGGTCCTTCTTGTCCGGAATGATGTACTCAATCAGCTTGAGCCAGTGATCCGGACGCTGCGGACGCACCCCCAGGCTCGAGCCGTTGTGAATGTTCACGCAGCGGCGGACGCAGCCTGTCTCGTCCACCTGCTCCACGATCACATCGCCGCCAGGGACCGTCGCGATGCCCTCGACTGCGCGCATATGCCCGGAGTTCAGAAGCTGATTGCACGCCCGCTTCTCGCCTGAAGGGCCTTTCGGGAAATGCGCCAGCACTTCCGGCGTCTGGTCCACCTGTCCCGGCGTGACCAGCTTGCCCAGCTTGGTATCGAAGAAACCCTCGATGGACGGCACCGAAATGAACCGATCCGCCAGCGCCCGGACCTCGGCCTTCTTGTCTTCCTCGCGGGCCTTGTCCTTCGCGGCCATGACCTCGGCCTGCTCCATCGCCTGGTCGATGTCGGACTTGAGTTCGCCCTCGCCGGACAGGTCGTTCCCTGGTGCCTGGTAGAACGTCAGGAAACCCGCTGCGGACGTGGGCAGGACTTCGCCGGTCCGGGTGTCGCGGAGCACGCCGTCAGTCCCCGGCGCGAGATGCCCCTGCATGTCCCGGACCGCGACCTCGGCCTCGTAGGCCGAACAGATCATGTCGCGGAAGTCCGCACGGTTGAAGCGTGAGCAACTATCGTGGTGACAGTGCGCGACGTCGTTCTGGATGAAGGCGAAGCCGGACTGGTCGCCGTCGCTGTGGTTGTGGCCGTTCGGGCAAATGGCGTCGATCACGCCCACCCGCGTGGACGGCTTGGGCATGAGCCCCGCAACCTGTGCCATCATCACAAGCGGGCTCTCCATCGTGGCCCCCCTTGCGTTGTCGATGGGCCGACCCTGGCCGGTAATACCCCCACCCCCGGCGCTGGACGTGGACGCGAGAATGGCAGCAGGGTCGAGCTCGCCCCGCACCATCTGCTCCTTCCAGTCACGCCCGAACAGATGTTCCGCCCACTCGGCCAAGCCGACGTTCGCCTCGGGCGACCACTCGTCCGGGCGGACGCGGAACGGCTCGCCGTTCTCGTCGGCGTACTTGGGCTTGCCGTTTATGCCCAGCGGCATGCGCATGTAGCGCGACATGTCCTGCGTTGCGCCGTCGCCCCAGCCGTCCGCCTTGAGTTTGGCGCGGACCGCCGCCAGCAACTGACACACCCCACTATCCGGGTCGTGTTTCAGCGGCGCGGGCAGCCGATAGAAATAGCTGTAATTGTCGGGCGACGTCTCGACCACCAGCGTGGGCTCGATCCCGACGACGCGCAGGGCCTCGACGCGGCCCCGCTCCACCTTCGTGCCCACGTCGTCCATCGTCACCATCGTGTGGTACTGGACGTTGGCGTCGGACCGCCCGTCAGTGTCGGGGTGCATCGCCGCGACGGACACATAGATGTTGTCGCCCGGGCGGAAGGTCGTCTGCTCGCCTACGCGCTGGCCGTACCAACCCTTGTGCTTGTTCGGATCACCGGGGAACGAACACACATGCGCGCTGGGCTTGTGCTCGCCAAAAAAGGTGTCCAGAAATTCGTGTGCCGGGACCACTAGCCCCGGCGTTGCTGCCGCTTCGTCTGTCACGACTGCCCTTTCGTTGTTCTATGATTGTGTGCTTTGCCATCGACAAACCGGACAAAAGCATCATGCGAAAGCCCGCCCCTGTCAAGCGACTTGGGGCGGGCCCCGCCGTGGACGTGTTCAGCCCCGGCGCGTCCGGTTGACGGCGTGCGTCAGGAAGCCCGGCTGGAAATGGGCGTAATGCTTCTGTGTGGTGACAATGCTGTCGCCCAGGATCGCGGCCACGTCCTCGAGACTGACCCCGGCCATGATGGACAGGATCGCCCAAGTGCGGCGCAGGTCGTGGCGGTTCAGGCGCTCGCCCTTCGTGCCGACGATGCCGTGCTCGTGCTGCCACGCCCGCCACTCGAACACTGTGGTGCCCGTGTGATCCAGAACCGGACAGTCCGGGTGAATGTTCTTGCGCTCGGAGTTCATCTTCTCAAGCACCGGACGCAGCCGGTCCGAGATAGGATTGATGACGCGCTTTTTGCGTGTCTCGGGCAGGTTCGGATCGCGGAAGTCGATCAGCCCGTTTTTCAGGTCCACCCTGCTCCACCGCAACCCTTCAATGGCAGCCGACCGGGCGGGCGCGCAAAGCGCGATGCACACGAACCGCCCGATGCGGGACATGCGGCCATCCTTGCCCACGTCATTAAGGGCCAGTTCAAACACGGCGCGCTCGTCGTCCTCGGACAGGTAGGCTTCGCGCGGCTTGCCCTGCGGCGGCAGTTTGATGCGCGGGATGCGCTTGTCCTCGGGCAACAAGTCCTCTTGGTCGCACCAGTTCAGGCACGTCTTGAGCGCGGACAGTTCGCCGCGAATGGTGCCCATCGACACGCCATCGTCCTCGCGTGTCTCGCGGTACTCGAGAATGTCGTGCTTGCGGATCGTGTAGAAGTCCAGGTCGCCAAACTGGCGCAGGATCGGCTTGAGCCGGTACTCTTGGAGTTTGGACCTGTTTTCCCGGCGGACGTGGCCGTCCAGGTATTTCTCAATGAGGGCCGAAACCTTCGTGTCGGACGTGGCGGTCACGATGTCCGCCTCGGTCCGGAGCATGGTCTTTCTCACCTGCTCCGCGAGGTCAAAATCCGACGTGCCGCACGAGCGGACGCGAGTCCGGGCGCGACCGTTTGAAGTGTGCTTGGCCGGGACGGTGTAGTGGTATTCGTAGATGCCAGTCTGCTTGTTGCGCTTGAGGGTGGTGTCCTCGACGCGCGGGACGTACTCATGGGCCATTGGGCAACCCCTTTCTCGATGAACGTCAAGACGTCTGAAACTCGGTATCGGTACGGCCTGCCGTTCAGGAAAGGCAGGGCTCCGCTGGCACGGTAGCGCGCCAGGGTGCGCGTGCTGCACCGGAGCACGCGGCGGACTTCGGCGCTGGTCAGAAGCGCCTCACCCGGCAGGTCGTCAAGCGTTGTCATGGATCGCCTTGCCGTCGATCAGGCCCGCGCTGGACGCGACCGGATCGCCAGCCAGAAGCGAGATTACCTTGGACGCGACCTCAAAGCTGGCGATGGTGTTGACGTGCAGATGCACCTTGTCGGGCTGCCCCTCGGCCATTGTCATGGACACGGCGGCGGGCTGCCGCCCGACTTCATCACCGGCCAGTTCCGGCGAAAGGTCTTGCGGCTCAACGTCGAGCGCCTTTGCCAGAAGTTCCAGCGAACGCGGCTCGGGCAGACTGCGGGCCTGCTCGTAGGCGCTGATGCGCTCCCGGTTCCGGGCGACCTCATATCCCCGGCTGTCTGTGGTCGTTCCCCATACGGCGCGGGCAACGTCGCTCTGCGACATGTCCCTGTCCATCCGTAGGCGGCGGAGCCGTTGGGCGAACCCGTTGTGTACGGCTCTGTCATAGGCATTCTGTGGCTTTTTGGTTGGCATTTTCGCCTCCTGTTTTCCCTGCCCCTTCGATGCCGGGGTTTCTAGCATATGGGGCTTTTGCCCGTTTTGTCAAATCCTAGTCCCAACAAAGGGACGAATTTCGTTTTTCTGACATTTTGACATTGCGGTCTAACCGGGGCGCTGGGTAGCTTGCGTCCATTCCGTCCGGTTACGGACAGACACACCATGCAAGGCCCCACAAAAATGACCGAACACGAAGCCGACCAGGACTCGACCTACACCGCCGCGCCGGTCGGTTGGGATGACGAGGCCGTCCTCGCCGCCGCCGGGAAGAACCCGGAAGAAATGCGCAAGCTGCTGCGCGAGGCCAAACAGCCCCTGCCCACCCCGACCGCAATCTATCAGTGGTATTCGCGCCGGAAGATTTCCGGCATCTGGCGTCCGCGCGTCGTCTACGCCCTGCTGCGGACGCAGCGGATCAAGCTGGGCGAACTGTTCCGCCTCGAGCGCAGCCTTGGATCGGCGGAATAAATGCGCGGGACGTTCATCGTAGGTATCGACCCCGGCATCACCGGGGCGGTCGCGGTCCTGCACCTGTCCCAGGAAGGCCAGGTTCTGCTCCGCGACGTCATGGACATGCCGTCCGCCAAGGTCACGACCGGACGTGCGCGCAAGGCTGAACTGATCCTGCCCCAGCTTCGGGACTATCTCGACCCCTATGCGGCACTCGGCGCGCAGGCGTTCATCGAGCAAGTCGGTGCGGCCCCCGGCCAAGGTGTCGTCTCCATGTTCCGTTTCGGACATGCCGCTGGGGCCGCCGAAGGCGTCTGCGCTGGACTTGGGATGCCGGTCAACAAGGTCCGGCCCCAGGAATGGCAGAAGCTGGCCCGCGCCCGGAAAGACCCCGACTCGGGACGCCATCGCGTCTGCCAGCTATTCCCGTCCATGTCTACGCACTTCGCCCGGAAGAAGGATCACAACCGGGCGGACGCGGCGCTGATCGGCTACGCCGGGGCGTCCATCCTGTGGGGCTCGCCGCCCTACACGGGTTAACGACTCAAAAATTATTTGTTTGCCGCTTGACGGGACAAACCATCTCGGGCTATTTGTCCACTTTGTCAGGTTTCATTTCTGTGAAACCCATCATAGAGGACAACAACATATGCCCGAAGCGGCGCGGGATATGGCACTGGCTGCCGACGAATATCAAGAGATCGGTTCGTACTTCCTAGCCAACGGAAACCGGGCGTTTCTGGGGGATGATGCGGGTCTGGGCAAGACATTGCAGGCTCTGCTCGCGGCACAACATGTTGGGGCGACTCGTCTTTTGATCCTCTGTCCCGCCGTTGGACGTGTGTCTTGGCCCATCGAACTGGACAAATGGACGCAGACGCCGGTGTTGGTTGTGGAAAAGACAACCAAACAAATCCCCGCCGGGCCCGTGGCCGTCATCATCGGCTTTGAAATGGTCGCGCGCCAGGACGGCTACCGCCGGGTCCACAAGCTGCTGCGCAGCGCCGACCACTTCGACGCGGCGATCATTGACGAGGCACACAACTTGCGGAACCCCAAGGCGAACAGGACCAAGGCTGTCTATGGCGGGTCGCTCTCGCTCAAGAACTGCCTGCTGGATGCGACGGGCAAGCTGCCGGACTGCATCTGGCCCATGTCCGGCGATCCGCAAGTCAAGCATGCGGGCGATCTTTTCCCGCATCTCCGCGCCCTGTTCCCGGACACGCTCCGGCATCTCGAGAGGCCGACGTTCGGGCGGTTTGTGGAGCGGTATTGCGACTTCTTCGATGGTGACTACGGGCGGCAGATCACCGGCAACAACCGTAAGACCATGCCGGAACTGACCGACCTGCTCCGCCCCCACTTTCTGGTGCGCAAGAAAAAGGACGTCCTCAAGAACCTGGCCGAACCCCGGTTCGTGCCGGTCCACCTGCCCGTGGACGTGTCGCTGCTGTCCGAGAACCAGGAAGCCGACGAGCGGTTGGCCGATCAGTTTGAGGGCGACGGCTACGTGGACAACCCGCCCAACGCGTCCGAGCGTTGGCGCGAACTTAGCCAGATCAAACTCGACCCGGCGGTGGACTGGATCAAGGATTTCCTCGACGTCCGGGCGGGGCGCAAGCTGGTGGTTTTCGCCCATCACACGGACCTGCTGACCGGCCTGCAAGACCGGCTCCCGCAGTATCACCCGGTCCTGCTGAACGGCGCGACCCCGACCGCGCACCGCGCCCGCTTCGTGGACGCATTCCAGAACGACCCGGACTGCCGCTTGTTCGTCGGCCAGAACCTCGCCGCCGGAACGTCGATCACTCTCACGGCTGCGTCGGACGTGCTCATGCTCGAACCGGAATGGCTCCCGACCAACAACTGGCAGCCCATTTCGCGCGTGCATCGCCGGGGCCAGACCGAACCCGTCACCGTCTGGTGGGCGCAGGCCCACGGCACGATTGACGACCGTATTTCCGCGGCCTCGCGCCGCCGGACCAAAGACATCGCGCAGGTAGACCGCGCGCTGGGGCTCTAGAGCCCAACCGACAACCCCGCAAAGGAGAACATCACTATGGGGAAGAACACAGGGGCAATCACCATCTCCATTCAGGGCGACACCCCGGACGACCTGAAACGGATGGTCAACACGCTGGCCGAGGCGTTCGGCGGTGCCGACGCGTTCGTGGACCGCGTGGCGGACATTGCCACGACCGGCGACGACCAGACGCCCGCCCGCGCGGACGTGACGCTCACCGGGCCCGCCACCGAGAAGCCCGAGAAGGAGCGGCCCGAGAAGGAGCAGGAGCCCGAGGGCGAGGCCCACGAGGGCGTCGAGGCGGGGGCGGTCAAGGACATGGAGCCCGCCGAGATGCGCGAGAAAGGCATCTCTCTGATGATGCAGCACATGGCGGCGGACAAGTCCGGCAAGGCCCGCGACGACCTGTCCAAGCTGCAAAAGAAATTCGGCGTCAAGCTGTTCAAGGACATCTCGGACGACCAGGCCGAGGCGTTCCTGATGGACGCCCGCATGATCGCCAACGGCACGGCGGAGGTCGCTTGATATGGACGACACCGGATACGTCAAGACCCGCGAAGGGGGCTACGAACTGCCGGTCAATGAAGGGGACAAACACGTCCCCGGACTGGTGACGCTGCGCGTCGTGATCGTCCACGACCGGGGCGAAAACGAGCCCGGCTTCGCGGACCTGTCTTTCGGCGGCGGCGTCCTGCCGTGCGCCGAAACGGTCCAGGAAGCCTTGCGCGCCCTGCCGCTCCCCGACGGATACCACGTCGCCACCCCTGCCGAGTTCGCGGAATTGCAGCGGACCCGCAACAACACCGACAAGGACAAGCACTGATGGACACGAACAAGATCACCACGGACGTGCGCGCCGCCGAAGTGGCCCGCCTGCTGCGGACGCGCGTCCGCGCCAACCAGGAACGCCTGGCGCAGGCCGAAAAGGACTACGAGGCCGCAGCCCTGGAACAGGAGCGGGTGCGGGCCAAGTGCCGCGCCAAACGCGGAGCGGAAGCCAAGGCCCCCGGTTTCTTCGGGCGCTTGTTCAACGCCCACCACGCGCGCCAGACCGCATTCGTGAACGACGTTCTCGAGCGCCACTCGCCCGAGGCCGTTGCGGCCCGCCGGGAGGTCGATCACCAGGGGCTGCGGCTCACCAACCTGCGCCACCGGATTGGGGCGGACAAGCTGGTGGCGAAGGGCATGGACTCCCTGACCGCCAAGAACCGCCCGAACACCAAGGTGACGATGCCGGTGCGTGATCTGGTCGCCCTGCGCGACCACGAACAGAACTATGAGGCGGCGCTCTCCGAGCAGCGCGAAGCCGAGAAGGCCGCGAGGGGCCAGGCCGAACGGGAGAACAACGCCAATGCCGCCTAGCGCGCACAGCGATTTCTCCGCGTCGTCGTCCGCCCGGCTGATCGCCTGCCCCGGCTCTTTCGCCTTGGGGATCGCGGCCAGCACGGGCGGACGCAAGTCCAGCGTCTACTCCGCCGAGGGGACGCTGGCCCACTCCGTCGCGGAAGCTGCCATCTTTTCCGGGGCGGACCCGGCGTCCGTGAAGGGCAAGACCTACGAGGCCGACGGCTTCCAGTTCACCCCGGACGACGACTTCCTGGACGCGGTGCAGGTCTACATCGACCAGGTAACGGCCTACCGGGCGCTTGGCTATCTGGTGGCTCTCGAGGTCCAGGTTGACCCGTCGGTCCACTGGACCGGACTTCCGGACCTGGGGATCGACCTGTTCGGCACCGCCGACTGCGTGGCCTACCACCCGGAAACCAAGCACGTCGCCATCGTGGACCTGAAATTCGGTCGCGGCGTCCCCGTCGAAGTGAAGGGCAACACACAGTTGCTCTACTACGCCGCCGGGGTTTGCTCCGAGCGCGTGCTGCGGACCTTGGCCCGGGGCACCGGACGCGTGGTCGGCAAGTCCTGGCTGCCGGACCGCGTGACGGCGACCATCGTCCAGCCGCGAGCCTTCCACCCGGACGGCCCCGTCCGCGAGCAGGACTACACCGGCCAGGAGATTGTCGATTGGGCGCGGGACACCCTGCATTGGGGCGTCGAGCGGGCCATTAACGACCACGGCACCACCCTGAAACCCGGCGACCATTGCCGTTGGTGCCCGGCGCAGCCGTGCCAGGCCCAGCAGGACCATTCGTCCAAGCTGTCCCGCGACCTGTTCATGGCCGCACCGCTGGACAATGAGCCCGGCGAGGGCGACGACCAGGGCGACCCCCTTAGCGTCCAGACACAGGCGGCGGACGTGCCGCAGGGCACACAGGGGCCGGAAATCGCGGACGACAAGCTGGCGGAGTTGCTGGACCGGATCGAGGTCATGAAACCCATGATGCGGGCCGTGGAGAACCTGGCGCACCAGCGGCTCAAGGAGCGGTCACAGTCCATATCGGGCTGGAAGCTGGTCCCCAAGATCGCCCGGCGGAAATGGAACGACGACCCCGACAACATCAAGGCAGCCGCCAACGCCGCCGGGATCGACCCCACGAAGATCATTCAGGAGAACATGCGGACCCCCGCCCAGGTGGAGCGGTTGGTCGGCAAGGATAACTACCGGGACCACATCGAGCAGTTCGTGACCAAGGAGTCCAGCGGCTCGAACCTGGCCCCGGACGGCGACCCGCGCGGACGTGTCCAGCAGGGGCGGTCCGCACAGGAAGCCTTCGGCATCGCGGGCGAAGACACCGCAAAATAATTTGCGTTTTCTCTTGCCTGTTTTGTCAGTTTTGTCCTAGTGTAATTAGGACAAATCACCGAGGACAGACGCGCCGTTACTTGTAGGGCGCAACGCCCGAACTGCGTCTAGTTTGTCCTGTTTGTTTGTTTTGTTTGGCCTATGAAGATGAAAGGAAATCTAGTGGCTGATACCGTGATGACTCCGATTGGACGGCTCTGCTTCCCGGCGCTGTTCGAGCCCCGCGCCCAGGCCCAGGGCGGCGACCCGCGCTATTCGTGCGTCCTCGTGTTTGACGAGAACGCCGTGAAGACCCCGGCCTACCAGGCGCTGCGCAAGGCGGTCCAGGAAGCCATTGCCGAGAAGTGGGGCGCGACCAAAGCTGCGGACGCGGCGTTCATCCGCACTCTGCGCCTGCCCTTCCGCGATCCGAACGAGAAGGACTACTCCGGCTTCGAGGGCGAGGTCTACATCTCGCCGTGGCAGAAGGGGACCAACAAGGCCCCGGACGTGATCGACAAGCACGGCAACGACATCGAAGTGCCGGACGACGTGTTCGCCGGGCAGTACGCCCGCGCCACGGTCCGCGCCTTCGCCTACGACACGAACGGCAACAAGGGCGTGTCCTTCGGCCTCGAGCACGTCCAGATCGTGAAGGCTGACGCCGAGCGCATCGACGGTCGCCGTTCCGGCCAGCAGGCGTTCGCCGGGGCTGGCGACGATCCGGATGCCGAACTCAAGGCAATGGGCATCGACCCCGACGAAAGCGCACCCGCCGGGTCTGGCGGCGGTTCCTCCCCCGCCGCCGACGACGACCTGCCCTTCTAGGGCCGGTCGCTCCCACGTCCGCGCCAGCGTTCACCTCCCCGCTGGCGCGGACGTCCCTTCCCCACTCGACAAGGAAACCAAGACGATGCGCTCCAAGGAAGCATCCCTGCTGGCGGAAAAGATCAACCGCTACTGGTCGGTAAACTTCGGGCTGGACGCCCACGCACGGGCGGTCCGGGAGACTTCCGACCCCTACGGCGCGGACGGCGGCTCCCGCACCACGCAGTCCTACACCGTGCGCTCCAACATGTGCGACGGCCTGCCTCACGGCACCACCCGCAAGACCCTCGACGGCCTTGCCGAGGAACATTGGGGGCTGCGCGCTTATGTCTGACGACAGCGAAACGCCCGGCTACCCGGACGACAACCCGAAGACGGCTATCGGCATGACAAAGCCGCCGCTGCACTTCATCCCGCCCGTGGCCCTGATCCATCTCGGGCTGGGGATGGAGAACGGCGGCAGCAAGTACGGCCTCATGAACTGGCGGGAGCACAAAGTCTCGTCCTCGGTCTACTACGACGCCGCCCTGCGCCACCTGCTCGCGTGGTGGGACGGCCAGGACGTGGCCGAAGACAGCGGCGTCCACCACCTGGGGCACGTCATGGCCTGCTGCGCGATCCTTCTGGACGCGGAAACCAACCTCAAGCTGAACGACGACCGGCCCAAATTCGACGGCCAGGTGTCGGCCCTGATCGAGGCGCTGCGCGAAAGGCGCGCCGGGAGGCGGACCTGATGGCCCTCGTTGACCACGGCCTCAAGCTGATCGGCGGCGTCCTGCATTTCGAGGGTGTCCCCCTCGCGGACATCGACCAGACGCCCGGCCTCTACCCGTCCCAGCGGGCGCGCTTGGACGCCTACGTCCAGCGGATCGAGGGCGACCCCAAGCCCTCCCCCTCGGACGCGCATGTGGACTGCCCGCATTGCGGCGACTCCCACCAGATCGACCCCTACCCCAAAGCTGTAAGCAAGGAGACAAGACGTTGAAAACCAAGATCACCCTCGCCGCCCTGGCCGCATCCGCCCTCACCACCCTGGCGGCATGCTCGGACGCAGAAGTCGCGTCCCGGAACCTGTCCCGCTCTGCCGACATGTTCGAGATCAACCGCCGCGTCGTGTTCTACAACGGCATCACCGGCGGCTACATGCTCACCATCGAAGGCCGCTGCTCCATCGAAGCGGACACGATGGACGGCCAGCTTGAAGTGACCTGCAAGACGGGCCCGGACCAGTTCAAAAAGCACTTCCTCGGCCTGTCTCATAACGTGACGTACATCGCGGAGCAGATCGACGCCGCGAACGTCAGCACGCACCACTACCGCGTGATCTTCAAGCCGCAGACGATTGTCCCGGACGTGGACTTCCGCGCCGACATGACGGACCTGCCGCGCCTCGACTAGGCGCGGCCCCCACCCCCCAAACAGGAGGCAAACCTAATGCCCCTCTTTCGCAAGAGGCCCGTCGTGATCGAGGCGCGCCAGTACGACGGCAGCCCGGAAGCGAACCGGGACATCATTGATTGGGCCCGGGGCTCCGGGACGCCTGCGTTCATGGACAAGGCCGTGGGGGACGACACCCGCCGCCTCTATATCCAGACGCTCGAGGCGCTTCACCCCGTCAGCAAGGGCGACTGGATCATCAAGGGCGTGAACGGCGAGTTCTACCCCTGCAAGCCCGACATCTTCGACAAGACCTACGTTCGCCACGTCGAGGGCCGGGATGCCTGATCGCCTGCACATCGACTTCGAGACAGCATCCCAGGCTGAATTGAAGCGGACCGGGGCCTATGCGTACTCGGTCCACCCCTCAACCCGCGTGATCTGCATGTCGTACTGGTCCCCCGGTGGGGCCGTGAAGACGTGGCTCCCGGGCGACCCGTTCCCCCAGGACGTACTCGATCACGTCCGCCGGGGCGGGGAGGTCCACGGCTGGAATGTGGGGTTCGAGTATCACATCTGGAACAACACCCTGGTCCGGCAGGCCGGGCTCGACCCGGACGTGGACAGGCTCGCCATATCCCAGCTTCGGGACACTATGGCGGCGGCAGCCTATTGGGGGCTGCCGCTCAAGCTGGACCTGGCCGGGCCTGCCGCCGGGGCGGGCGAAGTCAAGGACAAGGAAGGCCATGCGCTCATGATGCGCATGGCCCGCCCGCGCAAGATCGACGCGCTCACGGGCGAATGTACATGGTGGCACGAGGACGACCCGGAAAAACTCAACCGGCTGGTCGAATACTGCGAGCAGGACGTGCGCACCGAAGCGGCCATCTCCGAGCGCATTCCGCCCCTGCCCGAGAGCGAACAGCGTATGTGGGCCATCGACCAGCGGATCAACGAACGCGGCGTCGGCGTGGACACGGAACTGGTCAACTCGCTCCGGGCGCTGGCCGACAAGGCCAACGAGCAGGCGAACATCGACCTGGCCCGGATCACGTCCGGGGCGGTCCAGCGCGTGACCAACGCGAAGGGCCTGACCGAATGGCTCAAGGACAACACCGAATACCCGCTCGACACGCTCCGCAAGGACGACGTTGCCGTCCGGCTCCGGGATCACGACTGCACCGGACTTGAGCGGCAGGCGCTCGAACTCCGGGCGGACACGGCCAAGACCAGCACGGCGAAACTCGACACCATGCTCGAGGCGTGCCCGACACGCGGCGGCGTCGGGCGCATCCGGGGCATGCTGCAATACTATGGGGCGTCTCGGACGGGCCGCTGGGCTGGACGTCTGGTCCAGATGCAGAACCTGCCCCGAGGATCTATCAAGAACGTTGCGGACGCCATCGAACTTATCGAGCAGCTTGGCGCGGACGTGGAGCCCGCCGAGATCGAGGCGCTGTTTGGGCCTTCACTCGAAGTCATCTCGTCCGCCCTTCGCGGGTGCATCGTGCCCGAGCCGGGCAACGCCCTTTTCGTGGCGGACTTCTCGCAGATCGAGGCCCGCGTGGTCGCGGCGCTCGCCGGGCAGGACGACATTCTGCGCGTGTTCGCGTCCGGCCTGGACGTCTACCGCTACACGGTGGCGGGCGTGAAGAACAAGGACATGGCCGACACCACGGACCACGAGCGCCAGCTTGGCAAGGTGCTGGTGCTGGCCTGCGGCTTCGGCATGTCCGCCCCCAAGTTCAGGGACACCGCCGAAGGCTATGGCGTCCACCTGTCCGAGGCGGAGGCGCAGCACGCGGTTGGAAGCTGGCGGAACCAGAACAACAAGATCGTCCGGTTCTGGTGGGACTGCGACCGCGCCGCCAAGGACGTGATCCGCCGGTTCCAGGACGGCAAGCCGGTGAAGCCGATCCGCGTCCGGGACGTGGAGTTCGCCATGTGGCGCGGCCACATGCTCGTGAAGCTGCCCTCTGGACGTGTGCTGACCTACCGGGACGCACGGATCATCAAGGACGACCAGGGCCGCGACCAGATCAGCTATATGGGGATCAACCAGTACAACCAGAAATGGGAGCGGCTGCGGACCTATGGCGGCAAGCTGGTGGAGAACTTCACGCAGGCGGTCGCGCGGGACGTGATGGCCGAGGCGATCATGGCGGCGGACAACCGGGGGCTGCCGATCACGCTTCTGGTCCATGACGAAATCATCGGTGAGATCGGCGGGGCCTTGGGTCAGTGGGCCCTCGACACCTTGGAGCAGATCATGCGCACACCGCCGAAATGGATGCCCCACCTGCCGGTGGATTGCGAAGGCTGGGTCGGTACGCGTTATCGTAAGTAATTTGTTGTTTGTGCTGGTTGACAAAACAGACAAAGCGGGCAAAGATCGAAGGGTCGAAAGGAGCGGCCAATGTCGAAGCACCCATACTCGAAACCAGTCCGCGAGATGATCCGCAATCTGCGCAAGGACTTCCCCACCCTCGAGCACAACCGGACAGGCAGGGGGCACGTCCTGATTAAAGCGAGCGGCCCCAAGGGGGTTTGCAAAACGATCATGTCCATGACGCCAAGCTGTCCGCGAGCGGGCAGGAACAGTGAAAGCCAGTTCCGGCGGCAGGCCCGCCAAGTGGGGTTGGAGCCGCAGAGCAAATGACATTCGAGGAATACTATTCAGAGGCGGTTTGGTTCGACGTCTACGCGGACACCGCTATTGAGGACACGGCGGAAGTAAAATTCGCTGCCGCCATGACCCGCACCGAGTTGGAGCGCGAAGCCGTCAAGATACTCGGCGGGGACCACTACGCCCACGTCCGCGACCCTGGGGTTTTCGGCCATATCGCTGCGAACATGACGGTCGAGGCCCTGACGAAACTGGTTGCCGGGAGCAAACCGCCCGAGAAGGACGAACCGGACGCCGTGGATGGGGGCAACCCTTGGGGCATTAAGTGGGGTGCGATGCCCCGGCTGGGCACGGCCTACGCAACGCGTTACGGAGCCCCGACCGGGGGGCGGCCCCAAACCATGATTGCGTCCGCAGACGCGCTTGCGGAATTGCGGCGGAAGATGGCCGGGACCGCCCCCGATCATGTCTTCTACGACAAGCCCGCGAGCGCGGACGTCAACCCGCAGATGATCGAGCAGGCCCGGCGGCTGCGGCAGCGTCCCGCGCACACGCTCACGAAGCACGAGCAAAAGCTGATTGAGTCGGTGCAGGAGGCGTGCGCGCTAGGGCGTGCGGCGCTTCCGCCTAAGCCGGACCAGCCAGAAGCCGACACCCCCTACAACGGCGATGACGAGCAGCACCCCCAAGGGGTGGCGGAACGCCTCGCCGGACAGGACCAGGCCGAAAAACGCGACGGCGAAAGCGACCACGAACGGGACGCCTATTCCTACGCCAAGGATGCGAAAGGTTTTGCTCATTCTGACAAATCTAGGGGGCCTTGGTCCTGGTGGCAAGGGGGCCGCTCATGATCCGCGCCACGCGCACCCATACGGTCGTGGGCCGGAAACCCCTTTGGCCCCGGCTTTCCACGAGCGCGGCGATGGACCCGGAATTGCTCGATCCCGATTTTGACGAGGACGAGGTTCTGCGCGGGATCGCGCAGGACGTCCGGGACAGCGCCGCCCGCCCTGAACAAACCACAGAAAAGGAGACACACTAGTGGGTAAGTACGCCAACGAGTTCGGCTTCGAGGAAGCCCTCGCCCATCTCAAGCGCGGCGGACGTGTCGCGCGCCACGGCTGGAACGGTGAAGGCATGTTCGTCTATGCGGTGGCCGGTTCGCAGTTCTGCGTGAGCCGCGAGCCGCTGACCGCCATGTTCGGCCTCGGCACCCCCGTGACCTATCGCCCGCACTTGGACTTGCGCGCCGCAGATGGTACTTGTGGCACTTGGACGCCGAGCGATGCCGACCTGTTTGCCGAGGACTGGCATGTGGTCGAGCCGACCAAGGACACGGGCGACGAGATAGCCGCCTAG